GTCAGTTAATGTTATATAAATATTTTGAGTATGTAAAACAAGAATATCAAACTATTGTTAATAATTATTTAGATGGTTTAAATAATATTACTAAAGATATTGATAATCCCGATAGTCCTGAATATTTAAGCAATGATAAAATCCTTGATTTAAAAGCAGATATTACTATATTTAAAAGTATTGCAGCAAGTTCTTCAGAGTTTCTTAAAACTCTTCCTAATTTATCAGAAGATAAAAAAATAGAGTATATGAATGCAATTAATATATTAGGTGGTAAGACTGATGCTTTAGCAAAAATATTACAACAAAAACTTATTGATAGAAATTTAAGTGCTAGTCAACAAGAACTTCTTAAAGGAGATAAAAGTATAAGTTGGTGGGATAAATATTTTAGAAAGTTTAGTGGTATTAATAATACTATATTTAAAGAAGCTTATAATAAAATAAGTAAAGCTAATGATAATACAAGATTATCTTTACAATCATTTTCTAAAAAACTTAAAAAGTTTGATCAAGAAATACAAAAGTGGGGTCAATCTAATGGAATGCCTGGTTTTAGTGTATATAAGTTATTAGTAAATGAAAAGACTGGTAATTTACATACTAAAATTAAAGGTGACTTTTATGATAAACTTAAAGTTGCTAGAGATGCAAAAGATGATAGTTTTTTAAAAAAACATCTTAGGTTTAAAGATAACTATAAAGAAATTTATGAAGAACGTAAACTTAAGTTTATGGCTACTAATTCAATAAGTATTGCTGACCAAGATAATAGCTCAATACTTGATGACTGGATGAAAGAAAATAATCCTGATAATATAAACAATAAAGTAAAGTATAGTGACTATTGGTATATTTATCAAGAAATTGATGAAAGTACTTTAATTGAATCTGATTTTAATCCTGACTTTTTAAAGATTAAAAATAATAAACCTTTACTAGATTATTATAATTTTTGGAATGATAGTATGGAAGAATTTAGAATACTTTTAGATTTACCATATAACAAGATACCAAATAACTTTATTCCTAATATAAAAGCTGATTTAGTAGAGCAATATTTAACAGGTAACTTTACATTATCAACAGATATGATGAAAAATATGATGTCTGTTCAAGAAAATGTTACAACATATAGACAAGATACTATGACAGTTCGTACTGAAATAGATCCTGACACTGGTTTAGCCAAAAGAGAAGTACCTAGAATATTTGTTAATCCTTTAATTAATCAACAAGGAGAAATAGATAATACTTTAAAATCTTTTGATTTATCTTCAAGTATAGTGTTATTTGCTGAAATGGCTTATAATTATAACAATCTTAAAGAAATTGAAGCTAATATGGAAGCTTTAAAAGAAATATTAGCTACAAAAGGTGTTGTTGAAACTACTAGCGATGGTACTACTAAATCAATTAGTGGTGTTAATACTCCTAATAGAGAGAAATCTAAACAAAGTGATGAATCTAAAACATTTGAACAGCTAGTAAATTTTCATTTATATGGTATATCTACTCAAGGTAATGAACTTGGTCAATTACTTTTAAAAGCTAAAAATTATCAACAGTTAAAACAATTAGCATTAGCTTTTAAATCAGCTACAGTTAACTTAATGGGTGCTAGAACTAATGCTTTATTTGAAGGTGAAAAAGGTTATTTTTATACTAAACAACAATTTAGAAAATCTTTAAATGATAGATTTAGAAATAAAGAATTATACTTTGCTTTAGCTAACTTTTTTCAACCTTATGCAAATAAACGTGGTGCTGATATTGCTAAAGAGTTTTCATCTAAAAATAAAATTGCTAAATTAATAAATTATGATACTTTATTAGCTGCTTTTAGATCAGGTGATGAACATGTTGATGAACAGGTAATGTATAGTATGTTACAAAATTATACTATTATTAATGGACAATTAACAAGATTAACTAAAAAAGATAGAGAAGCTGGTACTTATAAAAGTTTATTAGATACATCTAGACTTGAAGGTGATGATCTTATTATAGATGGTATTATTGATAAAAATGGATTAACTAAAGAAGGTGTAAGATTATATTCTGAATTTAGAGGTAATGTTATGGCTACTGTTAATACTATTAAAGGTGGTGTAAATGCTGAAGATTTAAATGCGTTTAATACTACTATGTTTGGTAAATTAGTTATGGCATTTAGAGGTTGGTTACCTGCTCTTGCTGAAGAAAGGTTTAGAGGTTTTGGTGAAGGACTTGTTAATATTTTTGTTAATAATTCTAATAGAAGTAGTTTAAAATATTCACCTAGAACTCGTACCATTACTGAAGCTAGATATACTGCTATATTAACTGATCAATTAGGTGTTGATGAAAAAGCTTCATTTAGATTACTTGGTTATATAGCACAAAATGTAGCTAGACTTGGTTTTGAAGTAGTTACGTTTGGTGGGTTTTTTGATAAAATGTCAGCAACATCACCTTTAAGATATCAAGTTAATGAGCATAGAGCTAGAGTAGCTTTTGAACATTTTAAATTACAAAATCCTAATATACCTGCAATTGCTAATGGTACTTATAGATTTGAAGATTTCTTAGAATATAAACAAGGTCAAATAAAAGCTCTTGCTACAGAATTAAGATTTATTCTTGGTATATACTTTTTATTAGGTGCTTTAGCAGGTGGAGGTGATGATGATGAGAAGTACTATAAAAAAAACTTAGCCACGCGAGAATTTTATAGAACTCTTAATAGATACCGTAGAGAGTTAGTTGGTATAATCAACCCTGCCGACTGGTATGCTTTATTTAAAAATCCTATCCCTATTATGGCTTTAGGTGATGACTTTATTAAAACTCTTGGTAATACTTTTGATGAATCTTTAGATATTTTTGGTGAAGCTGAAGGTAGGTCATTAATTCATCCTCTTGGTAAAACAGGTAAAAAAGCTAAGAAAAAAGATGACACTCCTCTTTTTTATTATAGTTTTAAATGGTTATATGGTTTTCAACTTGCAAAATTATTTGAACCATTTGAAAGAGATAAGAATAATGAGTATTAAAATAAAAAGGGGAGTTATTAGCTCCCCTTTCTTATTATGCCTTATTAGCTTGTTTAATAGCCTTTTTAGCTCGATCAATTGATTTAAAACTACCTAGGTATACTCTAGTACCATTAATAGTAGGACGTGCCATATAAGTCACATTATCAGGGTTATTGTTAGAAACATAGATTCCTTTAGGAAGTGTTTCACCTGTATTTGTAACACGCTTACCTTTAATAGTTTTAGTAGTTACACATTTAATTTTACCTTTTGTAGTTCCTTTACCTTTCTTCATAATCTTTAATTTAAAATTGTTATTACTTACCATTATATTCATAATCTAATATCTTACCTACTAGATCAGATCTGTGATTTTCTTTAAGTTTAATCCACTTAATTCCATCTATTGACTTAGACAGTTCAATAGCATAAGAAAGTCCGTTAAACTCATCCTTTATGTCTTTCTGCTCATTATCACCATTAATAATTATCTTACCAGTTTTTCCTAATCTTGTAAGTACAGCTAACATTTCAGCTTTAGTAGTGTTTTGTGCCTCCTCAACAATTAATATATCATCAATAGTTTTACCTCTAATAAACTGAATAGGTGAAGCTTTAATCTTTTCACTCTTCAATAGAGTATCAATTTCTTCTTTATTAGTACAACACTTATTAAGGTTATCTAAGAAAGCTTCCATATAAGGATCAAACTTTTCATTTAACTCACCAGGTAAAAAACCTAATGATTTACCTACTTCAATAGCTGCTCTTGTATTCCAAATGCAATCTACTTGTTTCTTTTTTAAGAAGTCTAGTGCTGTTTGAGCACAGACCAGGGATTTACCTGATCCTGCTCTACCAGTCACTATAACTATTTGATTGTCTATTATTAATTGTTTAGCTTTCTTTTGTTCTTCATTTAACTGAATAGCATTGATAGCTTTAATTTCATTTTTTCTTGGTCTATTTGGTGTTTTCATGAGATTTTATTTTACTTCACAACCAGCTGCTCCACAAGCTATTTCATCAACTAATGTAGTATTATCATCAGCTTCAATAACTTTAGTAAGATCAATAGAATGAACATGTTTAATCATTTCTTCATATTGCTCTTTAGTTATATCTTCAAAAGGAGCTTGTACATAACTACCACCATCATAAGGTAAAACAGATAGACCATTAAAATAAGATCTATTAATCCACATCCATTCACCTACAGTTTCCCACTCAGTATCTTTTACAGATATAGTAGCAGATATGTTGTGAGTATTTTCACCTGCATTATGACCTGGTTTAATCCAAGTTTCATTTAAAAGCTTAACTTTATTAAGTAACTCTAAAGCTGTTTCTTTGTTTCTAATAGTAGCACCTTCAGGAGCTTTAATAGGAATTTCTACTACAGCACTATTAGGAATCATCTTATAGTCTTGTACAATCTCAGGATGATTAACACTTAGATACTCATAGATAGCTTCAGATTTATTCATTTGCATTCTTCTAATGTAGTAATCATTATGCCAAGCATGAATACCTGAACTTACACCTAATACTAAACTAGTAGTACCAGATGGTTTAATACAAGTTGTTCTAGCTGCAGAATTAATACCTATATAGTTAGCTACTCGTTTATTAGTTTCAATAACAACTTCTGTAGCTTCTCTAGGACTATACTTAAATACTTCATTAGAAGCAATACCAGTCATTCCTATACCTATTAGAGCATCTTTCTCAGTAGTTTTCTTCCAGATAGGTCTTAAGTAATGAAAATCTGTAAAACCTGCTTGTAATGTACCAAAGAATGCAGCAGCTTGTGCTCTTTCATTATAGTCTTGTTGTGATTCTAAATTTGATACATTAATTTCAGATAAATTACAGAACTGATAAGGTCTTAATGCAATTTCACAGCAAGGATTAGTACCCCAATCTGGGTTATTAGTAAAATAAATACCTGGTTCTCCACTATTAGATAACTCAATTTTCTTCCATAAGTTTAAGAAAAATTCTTCTGATATCTTATGTCTTACTAAGACAGCAGAGTTATTAGCTCTACCTCTTTGAGGATTTTGTTCCCACCAATTACCAAACTTACAAGTAAGCATAGCTTCATCATCTGCATTAAATAAACAGATTAATGCTGCTCTACGAATACCTCCTGCTAGTACTGAATCAGCTAAGTGACATACAATATCATGTACTTCTAATGATGTTAATTTTTCACCATTATTCTTTCTATCAAGAATTCTTTCTATTTCAAATAAACACCTCATAAGGGGCTCAGGCCCAGGGGCTTTTCCCCCAGCAGTAATAAGTCTTTGTCCTTTAGGTCTAATATCACTAAAATCAAATTTAGGTTTAGTAGTTCTAAGCCCAAAATAACTAGCCATAAGATGTCTTACAGCATCAGCCCAACCTTCAATACTATCACCTACAAGATACTTTTGTTCCTTAGTAGGTTTATGTATTTCAGGTAACTTATCAACATGATTATTCTGAACAGAATATCCGACACCTGTACCTCCTAATAAGAGAAACATAATTTCACTAAAACTTCTATAGTCATCTATAGGTAAATAACAACAATTATAAATTCTAGCTTCATTCTTTTCAATAGCAGGACCAGAAAATTGCATAGCTCTCATACTAGGCAACACTTTCTTATCATATATAAATTTTGATTGATGAATAATATCTTCTTTTAAATGAGGATATTTCTTCAACATCATATTTATATACCTGTCTACTACTTCACTATAGGTTTCTCTTCTTCTTAAAGAAGAGTTATACTTCGCATATTTGTTAAAAACTACGATGTCACTTAATACTTCAATTGAGGTTTCTTTTTGTTTGTTTTCTATCATATATATTATTTAATTCCTACATTTAATTGAATAGGGGGATACAATTTATCCCCCATATTCTTCATTCCCAACTTATTCTAATAATATATAGAATAGTAATTACTTATTTTGTTTAAGAGCTTGAATAGTATCTCTTAATATAGCAGCTCTTTCAAAATCTTGATTTTTTATAGCTTCATTCAGCTCATTTGACTTTTCTTTTATAAGTCTAGTATTATTAGTAGAATTATTCTTATAACTATAAGTAGTTTCTGAATAAAAACCTCCATTAGCAGTTCTACCACTAATTTCTGTTACAACAACACCATCTTTTTCATATACTTTTTTAGTCATTTCAGATTCATTAAGTTCTGATTTAATAGATTCTTCTAATGATCTATTTGATAACATCTTATTAAGATATTGACTTAAATAATTTGGATACATATTACTTTTTATTAGGATTTTTAATTGAAATTGAATGATACTTACCACAATCATTACATCTATACTGTTGAGTATATCTACCAGCAGCACTTATACGTAGTTTAACTTTTCTAATATTAGTTGAGTTACATTCTACACAATGAATACCGTTACCTTCTATACGTACAGTTTTTGTAATTTTGTTCTTTAAATAAGGATTAAGTTTTAAGAATACTTTTTCTAATAAAATAACATCGTTTTTACAATATTGTACCATTTTGTACAAAGAGTGTCTGTTATTTCTTAAAATAATATCATCCCATAACTCTAATCCACCTGTTTCTATTTTACCAGCAAGACCTATAAACTTACTTATATAATCTAATTTATTAGAATTAAATAAGAATAATTTCTTAGCTTCTTTTAAGGTATCAATAGATTGAATATAAGGAGTTAATGCTATTCCATGGTATAAACATCTAGTTCTAAACCACTTGACGTCAAATTTATCACCATTATGAGTTACCACTTCATCAGCTGAATTTAAGATCTCTGAGAACTTAAGAATCATGCTACTATCATCACCTCTATTCCATGTTAAACATTTAACATTTTTATCACCTTCCCACTTGTAACAGATACAAATTATGGCTCTTTCTTTAATTATACTACTAGGATCTAGCTTAATATCATAACCAATCCTCCAGGATTTTACAATATTATAACTAGTTTCTATATCAAAGTATAATCTTTTGATCTTATTAACTCTCTTATCAGTTACTTTCATTCTTTAAATATTTATTAATAATTCCTTCAATATTAGGTTTACCTTTATCAGGATCAGTTATTAAATATTCTTTAATAATAGATTTCTCTTCCTCACTACAACTATTATAAAGAGTCATAACTTGATCAGATTTTATACCTAATAAATGAGCTGTGACTTCTATAAAGCCACCAGTTTCATTAGTTTCCTGAACTTCCAAATCCTCCATGTCCTCTATCAGTTATAGGTAATTCATGTACTTCACTAAAATGAATAGTAGGTACAGGCATTACAATTAATTGACCTATCTTATCTCCTACATTATAAATCTTAGGATTAGTTTTATACTTAAAACGTAGTTTAAGTTCTCCTACATATCCTGAATCTACTACACCAACAGCATTACTAAGATACAAATCTTTCTTAGAAATACTACTTCTAGGATAAATAAAACCTGCGTAACCTTCAGGAATCTTTACAGCAAGTCCAGTACCATATTCATAATATGCAGCTTCTTCAGGTGTAGCTGGTACATGAGTTACACTAACTGCTGTTAAATCTGCTCCAGCATCACTAAAATTAGCATATGATGGCATCTTAGCATCAGGATGTAACTTTTTTAATTTAACATAAACATAATTAGTTTTAATGTCTTCTGCATACTTTATTGTTTCTTCTTCATTCATTTTATTCAAATATTAATTCTGTTTGTTTATTACTACTTATTTTGTAACTAATATTTCTATCATCAATTACAGTACCAGTTAAAATACCATCTAAAGCCATCATTGCATTACAAGCCACTAAAGCTAAATGATGTACATTAGATTCATCTATATCATCTTTATCAACATTAGTTAGATATTGATTTAAATGTCTATGTAATGCATCTAAATATCTAGTTACAGGCATTGGTTTAGAATAATTAAATTGTCCATATTTATTTAATCCAACCGTAAAACCTTTTGCTACTTCTAATAAAGCTTTTTGAGGTATACTAGTAAAACTAGGTTTACCTTTATCAAACTTTGTAGCCATCTCATTAGTCTTTAAAGTGTTCATCTTTATAAATTTCAATGTCTAAATTTGGTATACTCATAATTTCTGCATCAACACTTAATTTCTCATTAAGTTCATCTTCAAGTTTTTTTCTAGCTTCTTTAGTAGGATATAAGCATTCTTTAATTTTCTTATAAACTATTTTAGTAATATCATACTTTAACAAAGTGTTTAGTAGATTTTCTTTATAGTCTTCAGACATCTTAGAATACTTACCCTCTATAAATTTATAATAATCATTCACATATTGCTGAGGTATATTCATCTTAATAATGTGCCAATTATTTGTAGATTTAGTTCCACAATAATATTCATCTGTATTTAAAGTATCATTAATCTTATTAAAGTTATAAAAATCTTTAATAGGTTTCTTAAATACAAGATACATTACAGGATCTGTTTTACCTATGTAGCAATTGTGAAAATCTTCACCATAAAAATCAAAAGGATAACTTAACATACACCTAATAAAAACTCTAGCTTTTGTTAACTTATCGTAATCAAAGTTAGATTTTTTATTATTAGTTTCCTCATTCTCCACAACAATCATCCTTAATTTATTAATTATTATATATTTAAACTAACTTCAAAATTAATGATTTCTTCTATCTTATTAGGAATAAAAGTTTCACAATCTTTGATATTATCTAATAATTTAATTAAATTGTAGTTTAAAGCAAATTCAGTAATGCCTATTTGTTCACCTAATACATCAGTATAAGCATCAAGAACTACTGTTCTCATAGATGCATTATCATCTAAATTAAGTAATAATTTATAAGCAAATGCTATACCCTTACCTTTTAATCCTTTAATATTATCAGTAGAATCACCAACTATAACTTGTGTCCATAAACTATAGGATGCTTCACTATCATCGACTTCATAGAAATCATTAGTTTTGTAATTAAAATGGCTACCTTCAATTTGATTTAAATCCTTATCTGTATGAGCTAATACTGTAGAAATCTTTTGAGTTTTGAAATAGTTATTAGCCACATTAACTAAATCATCAGCTTCAAATCCTTCTATCTTAATAAAATTCCAATTATCTATACAATAGTTAGTTAATTCTTTAAGATATTTAGGCTTTTCTAATTTCTTTCTATTAGCTTTATACTCTGGATATAAACTATATCTATGAGAGCCACCTGTTAATAGAGCTACATAATATATACAACCTGAGTTAATTAAGATATTAGTAAAATGAATATTAAATTCATTTATTATATCATCTAAAGTTCTTTCAGCTTGATTACCATATTGTTCTATTTGTTCATCAGACTGTTTTTTATCAACAGCTGTTGCAAAAATTATACTATCAGCATCTATAACAGCCACTTTATAGTCACCTTTTTGTATAATTTTTATATTGTTAATATAGTCAACTAAGGAACTCCTTAGCTGACTATTAACATTAATTTTTGTGTTATTCTGCATATTCAATAACTTCTGTGTAGTTTTCTACATCTTCAGTATGCATTGCTTCTAACCACATATTATAGATTTTTCTATAATCTTGATTTTGTATAAACATTTGATAATAACGCCATAATTCGTTATCACCTTGTTCATAAGCAATTATAAACTGATCAGCAGGAATTTGATCAGGATAACAGTATTCTTCAATCATACTACCTAAAGCATAATCACCATTAATTGCTGCTTCATATTCATTTGAATGTATTCCAAATTTAAGTTCAACAGCATTTAAAAGTTTCTCAGAATAAAAAATTCTATTCTTGTCTTTTGTATTTATCATATACACTAATATTACTATATTGATTAATTAAATAGTCATTTAAATTATCAACAATAGATTCATATTCAAGTTGAATATCTTCTTTATATATGTAACAATCATTTGTTTCATCATAATCAAATATTTCTTCAGAAGACTTATACTTATCTTTTATAAAGATATCAGCTAAATCTTGAGCTATTGTTAATGAATTTAAAGTGACTTCAACACTTTTAATTGCTTTTTCAGCATAGTTATTTATCATTTATAGTATAAATTGTTATAATGAGTTTTTGACTTTCATCTGGACTAGGACTATATCTAGTAGGTATTTCTCTAATAAACTCAATAGAATCGTCAGCACCTATTATAGTTTTTAAACAATCTAATAATACCTTACGATATATTAAAGCTAGATTATCTAAATCCCAATTGTTACTCCCTATTGGTTTAATAAATTTTATATCAACACCTATTGGAAATAATTGTCTAGGTATTACTTTTAAATCTTTTAGATGTTTATAAAAGAACTTTTTAATTTCATAAGCAATTTTATTTCTAAGATTATGATTAAGACCTACCCATATGTTTTGTCCAGATATTTTTTTATATCTTGGTTTACCTACACTACGGATATTTTTTAATATTTTTTCATTTGTTTCAATATTTATAAGTTCACCTGCTTTATTAAAACTATGCTTATTATTTTGATACTTCTTAGGTATCTTATCTGTCTTCTTATAATAAACAGGTCTTCTTTTGTTACTAAGAGTTACATATTCTATGTAGTCCTCAATACTTACCTGATAGATTATATCTTTCTCTTCTATTCTGTATCCCACAATAATCTATATTAAATGTGTTATAGTAAGCTATCTATCAACATTTGAGCATCATTTAACCCATATACTCTAATAAAGTCGCTAATATCTTTTACACCATATTCATCAGGAATAAACTTAGGTATTATATCTTTATATGTATTTGTAAGGTGAGCAGTACCCTGCTTACCACTTTTATCATTATCATATAAAGAATATATATGTTCAATACCATTTTGTTTTAGCTCTTCATAAATCTTATTAGATAATGAATTCATTTCACCCTGTAAACTTATACTTTGGTAACCCAATTTATATAGACACATAACATCTTTTAAACTCTTGGTTATGATTAGGATGTTTTCAGAAGTAAACTTCTTACTAGGATCTAAAAAACACTTGGTTTTAAAATAGTTATATCCCTCTATATCATTTTGACTACCAGAAAACAGCCATTTAGTTTTCTTGTTTTTAGTTAAAGGACAATAGATTTTGTATGATTGATTGAATTCATATGCATATACAGGATTATTTCTATTGTATATGCGACATAAACTACCATTTAACCATACATATTTACAACTATACACATTAAATAGTTTTAAAGTATCAATATCAATGTAATATTGACCCCAATATTCTTTATCTACAAGTGTATAATCTTGACTTTCTATTGTAATGATATTCTTCTTAACAGATAACTTAATACTATCACTAGAATTAAATAACATTCTAGTAGCATTAGTACTAATATCTTTTAATTTAAAATCATTAGAAATAATTTTAAGAGCTTCCTGAAAATTACAGTTGTATAATTTTTGTACTATACTAAAACAGTCAAATGTTTCATTAGTACTAAAATCTTTAGCAATAAATTTATCACCGACATACTTTATACCAAAACTAGGATTTCTATCTTCCCTAAAAGGTGAAGATATTAGATTACTATATTGTAGTTTAGTGTTAAGATAATACTCTATAATTTGTTGATCAGATAGCTTACTTAACACAAAATCTTTGGTTATGTAAGAATCTTCGGAATTAATATTTGAAAAATCAAACATAACCTAGATTTATGTTAATTAATAATTAATTTAATTTATTTAATTTAGTATTGATTAAAATGGTAGCGAATCTATTTGATCAGTTACTTTAGCACCATTAGCTTCTACAGTAGCTTTATTTACACGTTTAAGATCATACTCAATATTTGGATTATAAGTAAGAGCACTCATCTCAGATGTAACTGTCATAGGTTCAGCAAAATTAGGTAAACCTAATACAGTCTTAACATATACTTTACCATCACGTTGAGATACATATTCCTCACCTGTAAATTTCATTCTTAGTTTCTTACCACTAAGAATCTTATTAATATCTTGTAAAGTTGTTGCAGAATTAACTACATTCTCATCAACAACTTTAGTCATCATATGTTTTAGTTTCCTCATAGTATATTGAGGAGCATTACCTTCCATAGACATATCAATATTAAGTTCTGCACCATTATCTAAACTAAATGGTACACGAATTACTGCTTTACCATTAGGAGTTGTTTCTGATGTGATTGTACCTATTGTTACATTATCATGTACTCCTGGTTTAACAGATGGTTTAACACTTGAACCTGATTGAACGTCACTGAAATTAAATGTAATATTACTCATATATTTGTTGTTTAAAAAGTTAAAAATAAATTGGATTATACTTATGTAAATTATTATATATCTATTAATCAATATAGATTTTATCCCAATAAGTTTCTAGCTTATTGTTTTTCATAGTTGCTACTACAAGTTCTTGATTTCTCAAGTGTTCTGGTCTAGCACCGCATGTTATTAAATCACTACTATTAAAATTAAGTATGGTATTATCACCATCTCTAGATAAGAAACCAATAGCATCTGCAGTTGAACACAATAAACTTTTAAGCTTACCTGTTAAATCAATATCAGCAGCCATAACTTCTTTACCTTTAATCTCAATAGATTTGTCTTTTAAATGACCTAAGAATATTACATTATGAGATAGACTTTTAATATAGTCTACAACATCAAAGAATGCTTCTCTTAAGTATAAATAACCAGCACCGTTTGGTAATTTGAGTACACTTTCTCCATCAAAGTTCTTACCCATAGGGGTTTCTTTGTACTTTTTTATAGCAAGTGGCATTACCATATCTTCTAAAGCTGTAATAGTATCTACAGCAATATACTTATAAGGTCTGCCTGCTTTTTTAATTTCTTCACCATAAGTTTTAAGATCAGCTAGATCATTAATAGTTACCTTCATAGCATCTACAAAATCACTACCTTTCTCAAAATCTAGTAATAAACAATTATCTAATTGTGCAATTAGACTTGTTTTACCTGCTTTTGGTTTAGAATAAATTACCAATACTCCTGGAGATTTTCTACTAGGAGGAATCCTACTAGTTGGTAAAATAACCTTACTACTCTTTTCTACTTCTACACTCATCTAGTTATTTTAATTGTTTTACTTTAATTTACTTAAATACTCTTGATATAAAGCATCAGTCATTTCATCTACTTTAGGTAATTCTATAAATGTACCTGCTCTAGCATTAAATAGAGTACCTATTGCAATATTGTCAATAGATAATCTGTTTTTAATAATCTTTAGCATTACAAAATTACTTCTAAAGTCATGAAGTTTATACTTTAGGCATTCTCTCATATCTAATTTCCAAGGATTCATTAGACCAATAACAACATCACTATCGTCATATGGATTTCTAGTATTCTTAAAATCAGATTGTTGAGGTGATATATCAACACCTTTAAGTTTACTACGTTCCACACTAGATAGTGAGTCATTAAATTGGCTAATATTAAAGAAACTCATACCAAACTGGTTGGACAATTCTACGCAATATTCAGACCACTTATCAATATTTTCCTTAACAGAGAAACCTCTCTCTAAGCTCATTAAAGATAAGTGATCTAAAACTACTACGCATTGCCAATTTGGATTATAAGGTTTAAAGCTTACAATCTTTTGTTTCTGTTTACCTTCATGATCAGTATATGTTTCATAACTAAACTTACCATGTTTCTTACCATGTTCCCACAATGTAAAGTACATTCCAGTAGGGTTCTCTGGTTTAAAATAGAAGTTTATTCTAGAAAACATTTCTTCCATAAAAGGTATTTCCTTATTAACTATTTCTAGCTCAGATTGAGATAACCTATTCTGACCTAAGCCTTTAATTGTTTCAGGAGGGATTATAATTCCATATTTGTTGTAAATGATACTACTTAACCAATTACATTGTTTAGTAACTTTATCAATCTCATAAGAGTAATAAAACACATCTAGTTTTATACCTTTCTTATCAGCATCTTGAATAGCATTACTAATCATATAATCACATAAAGTTGTCTTACCAGTACCTGAATTACCACCGATAAGAGTCTTACACTTTCTTTGTACACCAAATATGTAATTATTCAATCTATTAAAACCATTAGATAGACCTTCATATTTACCTTCTAACCCCTCTTCTATCCTAAGTTTTAAATCACTCATTCTTTACCTCTATACCCCTTCTAAATCATTACTTATTTTATATGTATCTTGATTATCATTAATACCTTGGACATAGGCTTCACAATAACCAGATAACATACTAGTTCCATCTTTAATTATAAAGTATGGAGCTAATTTCATTTTATCATAGTTCCTTGCTTTACAATCATTAATATAATTCTTTGTGGCTTCTAGAATTATATCTTTTGTAAATTGAGGATTATCAATGATAAACTTATTCATTTTATTACTACAATCTTGTATACTACTCCTTACATAAAAACCACCTGACTTTATACCTTTAGGAAACAAATCATAATATTCTTCTATCCAAGATACTTTATAAGGTATTAGTTTTTCATTACTAGGAGCACTCTTAACAAATTCTTTAAAGATTAATTCTCCTTTAGAAGTTAATCTAAGATTGTTTGAATACAAATCTTCTAGTGATATCTTATTTTCATTTTGAACAATTCTACATATAAATTGTTTTTGTGTTAAATTACTTATTATATAATTAGTATAGGGTTCTACATCGTGATAATCACAAATAATATCAATATTTTTATTATATAACGAGTATAATAAAACATATTCTTGAAAATCTATATTATTATTTAATAAGTTTTTAACTAATAAATGTAATTGACTCATAAATCATCATTATCAACAGATTGTTCAGCTTCATCATAACTTTCTAGCATATCAAAAAATGGATCATTAGCTGGAGGTTGTTCTACAGGAGTACTATTAACAGGAGTATTTTCAACAACAGCATTATTTATCATTGCAGTTAAATAATCATTCATTGCATTAATAGATGTTCCAGTTGTAGAAGATAAATTACCAGTATTTAAGTGTCCAGACTTTAGTTTTATAGTATCAAATGCACTTTTATACATATTTATCTTTTTTTTATAATCTAAAGCTTTATATTCTTCACCCTCATTATGTGATTTAAAAATACTATTAAAACATTTTGATTTATAGTTATAAAAATCATTTCTAGCTTCATCAATAAGATTACCATTTATAATTGATTCTTCAATATCTGATAATTCATTATCAATTTTATCAAGTTTATTAGTATGTCTTTCTAAATTACTAGTTAATTTATTCTTTTCATTAAGTAGTTTATGATAATTAGAATCACTTCTTAAAATACATTCTTGAACATTTTTATAAGTATTTAGTCTAGAAGTATAATCTTGAAAAGTAACTGCTATATTATCTATTAAATTAGATATTTCTGAACTATTAGAATTAAAAAATACAATTGCAAAATCAGAATTTTTATCTATTTTAATATCATAATCTTCTTCTAAATAAAAAGGAAAGTGATTATGCATACTATTAAAGTAAAATTCTACTCTTAATTTAGCATTAAATATAGGTTGTAGTATATTTCTAATTAGTTCTTCAGCAAGATTATCGTGATTTGTATATGGACTAAAACCATCATTTACATCAACATTTACTAACTTTAAAGGTACTAAAATAGCTCTTTTATTTTGTGCTAATTTTATAAAATTAGTAATTTGATTGTCTTTTTTATTATCTTTAAAATTGTTATTTAAGTAATATTTTATATTACTCATAACTTGAAAGTTTTTGTAAGTGGAATTAATAACTTCCCACACAGCGTTAAAAACAGTTTCTACGTTAGCTTTATTTTTATTATCCATATTTTTAATTATTATTCATACCAATTATTATAATCATCATAACTTCCTTGATTATAAGATTTTCTAGTTTTAAACATTTTTATTACATTAGTATAATCATCAATATCTTCCATATCTGACCATACTATATTATACTTAGTTAATAAAGTATTTTTAATTGCGTTTGTTGTTATAACATCTATAAAATAAAAACTATAATTATTTTCTGTAATTATTTTACTTATTGTTTTTAATAACACACCTTGACTTACAAATATCTCAGGAGTTTCTAAATTATATACACAAAAAGATTCAACAGATAATAATTTTTGTATAACATTATCTAAACTAACATAATCATTATAAGTGTAATAATTTAGATTAGATGCTACTTGATAAATATTAGAGAATAAAACTGATTTGGTATCAGCTTTATTCTCTTCAATTGTACTAACATAATCAATCGTATAATCAAAAGAAGTATTTACAATACTTTTTATATTTTTTTCAATAATTTTTACCATATTTAAGAAGTTAATATTTGTTCTAATCTAGATTTAATTTTAGGTACTTCTTCTTTATAAAAATTCTCATAAAACATAATCAAAGCTTTAGAATTAAATTTAGTTTTATAGAAATTATTTACATTATTAACTTGTAAATTAGTATTTCTACTAATTGTATCATAAAGTGCTCTTAATTTCTTTCTTTTATTATTAGAAATACTTTCTCCATATAAATTAACTAATTTCATGTAATCTTTATAAATACTTACATAAGCTTTCTTAGGTATTACTTGAAACTCATCATTTAAACTTCTAGCACTTACAACACAACTAAGATCATCATTAAAATCTATAGATTTAATTGTTAAAGCATGAGTAACATCTGGATTTTCACTAGAATTATAACAATTAAAAATATAATACAACTTATCAGCTTTAATTTTAACATTGAATTTATCAATATCTTTCTTAGCTCTTAAGAAGAAGTGATCTTTATTACTTTTATCAATATTAATATAAACATCTAAGTTAGTATTAGTATTATCATCAGTATCACTATCACTAAAATTTATAAAAGTTTTAGGTTTTTTTCTAAAAGAAGTTTGATTACTATTTTTAGTATTACCTATAATTTTTAAATCAGACTTAGGAGCTTCTAGAATTTCTATTGTAAAATCAAAGTTAGTATTAACTTTTCTTTTAATCTCAGTATTTGCTTTATTATCAATACTAATAATTTTAGCTTCTGATGGTTTATCTTTAGGACCTTCTAGTTGTAATTGACTAGTTGGAGTTGGTGAATTACGAATAGAATTTAAAGCTTTACCCCACCAATGAGAGTAAATACTATTTATATCATCATAATCATCAATATCATTACTAGTATTTTTTATTTCAACACCTCCTCTATCATTATAAAGACCATTAGAATAACCTTTATTACTAAATAAGAAGCCTTTCTCAGAAACAAAATTACCTGCTCTAATCAACTCTCTATCAGGAAACATAAAACATACTTTCTGACCTACTAAGTCTTGATTAATACTACTAGTAAAAGCATCTTCACCTTTTAGTTTTAACTCAGCAATCTCTTTATCTGATCCAAAATTAGTATAAGCCCAATTAAAACTATCACTTAAATCTGAAGCAATATCATAATAACTACTATGATAGAAAATACCATTATGAGCAAATACACCTGTTTCTATATTATCACTATCTAAAGTTAAAATAGAACCTTTAGGACCTTCAGTAGGTAATTCTCCTAACACATAAGGATGTTGGTTATAAGTACTTTTATTACCAGCAGTGCCTTGTCTAAGGTGAATCATTAACTCATCACCAGGTTGAATATCACAAGATTTTAACCACTTATAAAATTCATCTACAGTTTGATTATAATAACCTTTATTTAGCATAAGAGTGTTGGAGAGCTGTTTTCTAACAGCTCCGCCAATACCATCTCTATTAAAAGTTATTCCATTATTTACAGACCAGATTACAAATTCATGGTCATACACTACATTACTTGGTTTTATTATCAGTAAACACATTAGGATATTAGTTGTTTAATATTAAGTTTTTCATTTGTTGACTCTACATCAATATCTTCATCAGCTGTTACACTAAAGATTTGTGTTCTAGAATCAATGAATTCATTTAATTTTCTATAAGATTTAGGATAAACTTTTTTAATTACATTTTTAAGTGTAATAGGTTCTTTATTATTATCAAACATAATATAGTTATTAATTATATCTTTATGATAATTTTCAGAAAAGTTTACAATAGCCATACAAATCTTTACCCAGTTCTTAATTTTAATAAAATTAGTACTAGCATTAAAAGGTCTAAATTCTACTGTATAACAAGGAGGATTAGTATTTCTAGTATTAAATAAAGCTGGAATAAAATTAATCCAACAATATCTAATATTACTATGATTGTAACCTACTTTAGCACCTCTAGGATGATTTTTAGTTTTATTAACTTTATCACTAGGAGGACAATCTGCTGCTAAAGTAAACAATTCTGTGTAATAATTATCTATTCTAATCTTTAAATCCATAACACTTGTGCAGTTATTGAAATTAAAATCTAGATTAGGTAACTTTCTACAATATTCATTATTACCTCTACTTGCAGGTAGCATATTGAAAATATCTTTTTCTAATGCTTTAGCAAGTTTAAAGAGCATAACGATATTAGCATTATTAAAGTTAGCATTACCAATGTGAGTATGAATACCACATGTATAATTAATCTCACTTCTTTTAGCTAATTCAGTACAAATGTACTGCAGATGTTCAAAGCCTTTATCGCCTTTAAGAACACCTGTAATGACTTCTGGACCATACTTTTCACCTCTAGTATTTTTAATACTACCGTCTTTCTCTACTTTAATATTCATATCAGTAAAGAAATGTGGTGGAAAGCAACAGTCAGCCATTTCTATTTCTACACCGAAGGTATATTTAAGACCTTCTGTAATAAGATGAGTATTAGAATCTAAACCAAATCTATAATTATGATTTATATCATTAGTTTTATCTTGAAGATTACTAAACTCAGGAAAATAATAACCATTTGGATATTGGCAATAATTATCATCCTTTTTCAATCTATCTTTTCTAACTATCATACCTGATTTTGGACCTATTATAAATATTTTTTTATAAGCTTCTAAAAATTCTTTACCATTTATTAAAAAAAGTTTTGATTGACTATCAAGACCTGCTAAATTTGGAAAATACTTTAAAGGTATTGTTAATAAATTAGAAAAATCATTATTATTTACAGATACCTTAGTAAAAGATGTTAGAGCATTTATATTACTTTCAGTAATAATCTCTGGATTATCTACTAAATTTGCTATATAAGCATTTTTAATTTTATTATAAGGATAATAGATACCATTAATATAACACTGTGTATAAGCAGCATATGCTCCATATTTCATTACTTCTGTTTTAGGAACAACTGTAATATGATTAATACCAATACAAACTTGAACGCAATTAGATTTACTTACCAACTTACCTTGGTATACTATCATATTGCTAAGTTTATCTTCACTACCAAAACAATCTTTAACCATAATATCAGGATCGTTTTCATATACTCTTTTCTTCTTTTGTAAAAAGTATTTTTTATAATCTTTTTTATAATAGAATTCTAAAACATTTTCACAAAGCACTTCTACAATTTGTTTTTTATTATTGATTAGACCTATTCGATAAAATTCAGTTTTATTAGGTTGAGAAATAGTATTGAATGTTATAATTTTCCACTTTTCTTTAGGATTTTGAGTTATTTTTATAAAATCACCTATAAAGTATTTTACATCATTTATTTGAATATAATCAAATCCATTTATTGTACCTCTAGTTACTACGCCAACATTTGTTTTTTCCATGAATCTACAGCATTTATTAATAAACTACTTGTTTTTTCTTTTAATTCATCTAAAGTATTACTTGCAGCTTTCATTGCAGCTATACTCATAGCATCAGCTTCTTCTGCTAATACATCTGTAAGATCATTGATAGTTATAATCATATCTTCAGCTATATCAAATAAAGCAGACATTTCTTTGTTATCAAAAGTTTTCATCAATTTTGTTAACTCATCAGAAGTTAATAAATGATTATCTACTATATATTGACCTATAAAAGATTCTTGTGTAAATAAATTAGTTTGAGAATCAGATTCACCAAATCCATTTGTTTTATTTTTTAAGAAACTATTAATAGTATCATCATAAACATTGTATTTAGATATTTCTGTAGTTTCAGTAGGTCTTAAATACTTAGCTTGTACATCATAGTATTCATTATCCATAGAACTTAAACAATTAAGCAATTTCTCACCTTTACTGTTAATACGTTCTATATGTCTAATACTAACTACATCACCTCTATTAAATACAATTTTATCTGGGTTATTAACATCAGTTAACTTCTTCATTACTACAACATAACTATCAACCATAGCATCTAATGGTTTATTAGGTTGATTATAATAAAAATTAAAAGGTAACGAAGTCATTGTTTTACCTTCACTATTTTCAATAGTAAGAGTTTGTTTCTCATGATTTACTTCTTTTAATAAATAGTAACTATTTGTAGTTATATCAAAATCTGTATTATTTTTAGCTGGTATATATCTATCAGATTTAATCCAATTATTAAGATACTTACTCCAATAGTTAAAATGAGCTCCTGTTAAAGCATTGTCGCTGCTATTATTATTGTTATGACTATGATTATTATTGCTGTTATTTTGATATAATCTATAGGGTCTACAGGGAATAATAAGTTCTTTAATTATTTTACCCTCAAAGATAGTATATAAAGTATTAGTATTAAATTCTTTAATATCAGTACAATCAATAGCTTCTAGAGATTCTTCAAGACTACTAATATACATACCTTCATCACTCATACCATAAAACAAAGGTCTTTGATTATTTAATCTAAAAGTCATTAAGAAACTATTTTGTTGACCTTTCTTTAATTTAATATTCTTATCACCAATTAATAAACTAGCAGAACCATCAATTTCAGAAAGTATCTTAGTATTAAAATTAGTATCTAAGATTTTGTGCAAAACTTGAGTATCTGTTGTATAATCAGAAGCACTAATTCCATGTTTATATGCTAAATTAGTATAGTTATTTAATGTACCGTTATGAGCTAAAACAGCATTATCACCTACAAAAGGATGTGCTACATTTAGCATATTTTTACCTATAGTACCTTGTCTAACATGACCTATAAGCATATAATCCTCTTGAATTGTTTTAAAGTCTTTAGTAAGAAATTTAGTTGCTTGATCTAAAGATTTTACTAAATTATTTTCAGGACTCCAAAAACCTGAAGCATCTTTACCTCTATCTTGATTATAAAGAAATAAAGTCTTTATTTTATTTTTATCAAACTTTTGACCTTTATGACCTGAAAAACCTAATAATCCACACATATTTTTATTTTTAAATTTATAATTTTGTTTTTAATTTTAATTATCCTACTACTACTTTAGTAGCTGGTTCAGCTATTGTTTGATTAATATTATATTTATCACAAAGATATTGAGCTATTTCAACGTCATTGTTATTAATACAATTAATAATTGCTTGACAATCTTCAATATGTTCATCCATTACAAAACCATTATTAATAGCTTCAATAGCTGCAAAAGTATTATCAAATACCCACTTAACATGTTCTGGAGATTGAAACCAGAATTGACCTAGAGTTCTAAGTTCAGTAGTTACGCTACCAATTCTATGTTCACCAGCTTTACCATAAAGTTTTCTTCTTAAACTACCATTAGTATTAATTAGAATACTTGGAATAGTAAGATACAAATCCAATACTCTAATAAGATTAATAGAAGTTTCATAATTCATATTAGCATATGAAATATGTAAATGACCACCCACAGATCTAAGATTACTATCTGTAGCACTAGGTCTTGGATTTACTTCTAAATCCCAAGCATTCATACTAGGACTGCAACCAAATTCTTTAGCAATAGGATTATCTAATTCTTTATCACTAAAGACAGCAGCATCTGGACTACCATCATTAATTACTTCAATATTTAATCCTTTAGAAGCAAATTCTTTATTGATAAAATCAATAATAAACATACAATCATTATACATCTTAGTATAATGATTAGTTGGAGGTAAAGTAAGCTCTAATGCTACGTTATCCTCTTGTACACCATAACCATCTTTAATAAATCTAGGTGAATCTTTACTACCACCTATAAGACCAATACCTGATACATATTCTTTTGTTGTTTTATCTCTTAAAAAGAATTCTGGATCACTACCTAATCTTACATTTTCAATTTTAGTAAGATTATTTTTATCTAATTTTATTACAATATTTTTCATAGTATAATTTAAAAGTTTAACAAATTTAATTTTTTATTAGTTTTTTTATTGCTTTTAGACAATAGATACTGAATCAACGTATTACTAAAGTCATCAAAAGTCATTCTTTCAGGATGATATTGCACACCTATAATATTTAATTCATTATGCATAAAAGCTTCTACAATGTAATGATTACCTTCAGTAAAGGTATATTCTACATCTTTGTTTACAAGTAAAGGAGTTAAATCAGGATTTTTAGATAAGCTTTCTAGAGTAACACCTTGATGATGATAACTATTAACTTTATATACATTTTTAAATGTAGTACCATTAAATTCTTGATATATTTTGTTAACTGCAATAGAATTAACTTTACAAGTATTTACATCTTCTTTATCACTACTACCACTATAACCATGGTAAGCACTAACATTTTGAATTAAAGGCACACCAAAATGTATTGCAAGTTGTTGCATACCTAAACAAATACCAAAGATAGGTATATTAGCATTAATATACTGAGGTAAATTTACTTTAGCAAAATAATCCTTATAAGGATCTGCCATACTATTTTGAAAACTTGGTACTTGATTGTAGTTATAAGACATAGTATCTGCACCACCTGGTAATACTACTAAATCTAAATCAGTTCTAATATTACTATTTGGTGTTAGTATTTCTACTTGACCAAAATTACTTAAGTATTCTAAATATGCTTTTTGTACACCAAAACTATTATCACCTAATGACCAACCTGGTATTCCTATTAATTTTTTACTCATTTTAATTTAATTTATTTGCTTTTAATAATCTTAATTTTGAATATAAACTTTCAGCTGATTGTGGATCAGTTAAAAGTTTATACAATTTTGTATATTCTTTTAAAGTATATGTTTGAGAATAAGTACTATCTTTAGTAAAAAAGTTTTTACAATTATCTTGATCTTTTAATTTTAATCTTAAATTAGATGTATTTATAATTCTATTAATTTTACTAATAACAATAAAACTTTGATCAAGAGTTAGACCTACACTATAACTAATAAAACTATTATAGTTACTAATGCGATGAAAACCTTTATGACCAGTTACACAATCAGTAGGTATCATTCTATTAGCAACTTGATATAAAAAGAAAAGATCTAATTTATTTTCAAATAAATCACAGAGTTCAATAAATCTTGCTGGAACATGTAATTGATAGTTTAAAATTAAACTTCTAATAGCTTGCCAATGAAGTATTAACCAAGATTTTTCATTTGGTTCAATATCACTATAATCCATTTCTATATAGACATGAGTTTTAGTTATATTCTTAATACTCCAAGGTGACCCCATCTTTTGTAATAAAGATACATATTTTTCTATATATTCTATATTAGAATATTTATCTTTTAATGGGTTAACAAACTTATCTAATTCAATAAACATCTGAAGATATGTATCACTATAAATATATTTAGTACCAGCATAGTAAGCATCTGATAATAATAATTTATTATTGTAAGATTTTTGAAAGTCTTGCCATATAAATTGACAACAATTTTCAATACATTGTTTTAAATTTATTTTAGATGTTTTATCAAATAACAATAAGTTACCTAATGCTTGATCACTTTTACTTAAAAAATCATCTGGTAATGTTTTTAAACAAGATTCAATTTTTACACTAACTGCTTCTTCAATTTCCATTATTATTTCCTTTTTTAATAATTAACTTAGGTAATATTTCAATATACTTAGTAGCTACAATACTAATATCGTCATTAGTACTAGATAAACTACTTGCACTATTACATTCTAATAGAATATATTCTTGATATTCTCTTGGTTTACCATTACCTTTAGTAGCACTTTGTACTCTAACATCAAAACTAAGAATATCAGCTTTAATATGTTTTAAAGCTTTAACACAATCTTCAACAATATCATTCCAAGAATTAGGTTTATTAAATTGAGGATTAGATTCAAGTAACCAAACACAATTAGAATCATTTCTATACCAAGATTCTTCTTCAGCAGTATCACTCTTTAAAGCTTTTCTACAAGTATAAAAACAACCATCTTCAGTTACATGTAATCTATATTCTAAAGCATAGTTATAGAACTTCTCAAAGATATAGTTAGATAAATTCTTATTGTTTATCCACTTATTAAGTTGTTCCATATTATGTAATAAAGTATTACCTTCACCGCGACTACCATATATATGTTTAGCTACAATAGGAAAGTTTTCATTAGCCCAATCATTTAGAGCTCCATCTGTCCACATATCAGCTGTACAAACATCTGCTTGTATAAAAGCTTGTTTCATTAGTTTTTTATTAGAGCTAATTTTAATAGCATCTACAGTATTAATCTCAATCCTTTTACCACCATGAGCTACAGTATCATACATTTCAGTAGTACTACCCAATCTAATTACACTTTTAAAAGGTGTAAGAGAAAGGTTAGTTCTAAGTATAGAATGACTAGGATGTCTTGATTTAATTTGTGGTCTAAATTTTGTAAATTTGGGTTTAAGCTGTTTGGACTTCTTTACTGTTGACATTGTTATTATTAATTAATTGTGAGTAATCTAACTTATATCCTATTATACCTAAGTTATGAGTACTAGTATCACCTCTAAGATTACTAAAATCTTGTGGTAATGGTCCGTACTTTAATATATTTTTAAGTTTAGGTAAAGCTTGTTTAACCAAACTTATATCATCCATAAAAGCATTAAATTTTTCTAACCATTCAATAGGATCTTTCATAGTATTATCATAAAATTGTCCTACTCTAAGTAATAAAGAGTATAAACTTATCATGTAAGTACTTGTAGTCCATATTATAGGTACTTCTATAAAGTATAGATTATCTGATACTTCAACAATTGTTGTATTATCAAAAGCATCAAGATCTAAATGTTCTTCTATTTGATTCATAAAGAACTCTAAGTTTTTATAGTTCTTTTTTAATCTTTCAACATCTTTTAAATATGTAGTAGTGTTGTATTGATGACTATATTTATATGGACATATTGATATTGCGATATAACCAAACTTTTTATCAAATATGTCTTGTTTACCTTCTAAACGACAACCATATGCACTAATAGGTTTATTAGTATGTTCAGCAAATATAACATCATTTAGATAATCTTTACAAGGACTAATAGGTTGTATTGTTTCAAATACATCATTTTTTACTTTCTTCAAAAAAGCAAAACCCATTTGATTACTTCTACCTTCAGAAAGTTTAGAACGGCATTGTTTGTTTACTATTTGTATCATAAATAACTTTTTTAACGTTTTTAATAAGAGTTGGATAATGTTTACCATTGTATTCTAAATAAACTATATTTGTATTGTTAATTAATTTACCTGTTTTTTTATCTGCGTATTTATGCTTACGAGATATTAGATTAATAACTTTACAAATAGTATTTTTAGATATAGGTAATTTTTTAGAGTTAACTAATTTAACAAAATCACCTACTCTAATATTTAAATTAGGTTTATGTACTTGTAATACTATTTTAGGTTCAGTAAATAAATACTCACAATCACTTTCTACAAACCTAAGTTTCTTATTATCAGGTGTTGTTATTACGATTGTATTTCTAGATATACCATCAATTTTACATACATAATTTTCTTCTAATTTAAAAGGAAACTCTTTACCTACTAATTTTGATTTAATTTTTCTATAATTAAAAATATTTGCAGATTCTTCAAAATTTTTAATTTTTACTTTTTTAGAATAATATTTTATTACTGTTGTGTTATCAATAGGAAAACAATTACTCCTATAAATAAGCCTATATGTATTTTTTGATAAATCATATATAATATATTCATTATCATCGTTAGGCTTACTAGCTACAATACCGTATACTGGGATAACAGATATTAATTTAACTAGACTTCCGAAAGGTAATGACTTTAACATTATTTTAATTTTTTAAATTCTTCATAAAGATAATCTATTAAATGAATTTTATGTGGTTTTTTAGTATACATAGTATTAATTGCCCAGTTTAAATGAGATCCATACCAATTATCTTTTTCTCCTAATTTAAAAAAAGTTTTATAAATTTTTTCAGATAAATGTAATAAACAAAATTCAAACCAATGAATATTAATTAAAATACATCTACCTGTTTTTATTGTATCATCTGAAAAAGACAATATATTACCAAAGTTTGGAGTATCAGACCAATTGTCTGTAAAATATTCATCTGTATTAAATGTAAATTTTATTTCTTTATATTCAGGAAATAATGTTTTACACATTTCTAATAATTTAGATTTGTGCTTTTCTGTTAATGCTAATGGTTTCATTTTAAAATAAAGTTAATTGTGGATCAAGTATTGTATCTATTTCTTTCTGAGCTTCTTTAATATAAAATTGATAGTTTATATCATACTCATTCATTTGCTTCTCTATAAAGTCATTAAATATGGTTACTTGATAACCTTTATTAATAACTTCAGATGTGCCTTTAGAATAATATTTTATAAAGTTTGCTCCTTTATTAGATATATAATATCTAACATTCTTTTGTTGCTTTTCAACTAATTCTACAGCTATACCATCTTTATAACCTAAATAATGTATTTGACCATAACTATCTCTACCAAATTTCTGTCTACCACAAAAATCATATATATTAGTATGATTCATAATAGTATTTCTAATAGGTATATTATTTACAAAGAATTGACTTAAAGCATAAGGTATAATTCTAAAACTATTATCTTTATGATAAGCAGGTTCAGAACCAACTACTTTATCTACTTCAAATGCACCTTTATATTTAACTTTACCTTTAGTAGTTACAGCCAAATAATTATTTACATCTCTAATTACCATCTTAGAATACTCTACATATTCTAATTGTAATTTAGTTTGTTGTTCCCAATTCTTACAAATGTTGTAGTATGCATTAATACTGTGTTGATTATTAGGTATTTTGAGAGTAATACCGTCAGTATTAATTTGCAATACAGTCATATCTTTAATTCTATCAACTAATTCTTCTGCTAACATAGTTAGTAATAGTTGACCATTAAGAGTTATACACATTGTAAATTTAGGATCATATAAGAAACTATTAATATCATTAGATTTACCATAAGTACTATTAGAAGATAATTTCATTGCATCAGCAATAGAATTATTGCCTTCTTTTTTAGCTAAAGCTCTTAATATTGTTAATTTTTCATAAACATCCACAAAAACATCTCCTAAATGTTCAGGATAAAATCTATTAGTTATTGCTAATCTGGGGTACATTTGTGCTACATCTGCATCAATTATAATATAATCTTCATCAGATTCATATACACCAGGTTTAATACAAGCATGAATACCACCAGTACCATAGTCATATTTAAAACCTTTATATATTACTGATTCACTAATACTACCTTTAGTTTCTCTAATAACTTTACTTTTTAACTTATTAAGTAATTTATTAAAGTCATCAGATTTAAACTTAATATAAGGTAATATACATTCATTAAGATTAATAGAATCTCTATGAGTACGCATCTGTTTAATATCCCAAGGATTTGTTTTAGTCTTATTAGTATATAGTTTAAGAATAAGTTGTTCACCTATTTTACTATCTGACCAATTAATACAAGGAATATCAAATTGAGTTATTAATGATTTGCGTAGCTCTATCTTAGGAAGAGAATTAGTATAAAATCTATAAGTTGCTAATACATCGTTAAGATTATATTCAAGTATAGGAGTAATCTCATCAAAAGAAATATCAGTTCTTTTGTGATCAATTGGCATTTCCATAACATTAGGATAATTCATACTTATCTCTAATGCTTTTAGACTTGTACTACGAGCTTTGTTGTTATAATGCCATATTTTAAATAAGTCTAATTGGGGTATTAATACTTCACGTTCTTTAATAGATACACTTGTTACAAAGTTTTTCTGATTCTGTTCTTCAATAATACTTGTAGCTTTATCATGTATTTCTTTAATGATAAACTCTCTACTAGAATCTTTATTAATAGATTTAAGTATAAAATGAATAACAGGATAATCAAAGTTAACATTGTTAAATCCAATATGTCCTTTACAAGATTTAAGATGCATTATAAGACTATTATAATCCCACCTATCTTTGTGAAGAACATATTGGACTATTTCTTCAGTATCAATATTAAAAGCTGTATAAGTAAAGCAACTAGCTAATGTTTCTATATCATATACCCATACACTTCTATTTTGCATTAAATTTATTTATTTTAATTTTTTAAATTCTTCATATAGAAAATTTATTGGGTGTGATTCATACCAACTATCTGTTAATTTACTAAAAAATTCATATTCTAAAACATCTGACTTGTTTAAATTAGAAGCTACTATTAAAATTTGATTTTGTAAATGTGTCATACAAAACTCAAACCAATGAATAAATGTTAAAAATTCATCTGTTTCTTCATTTAGAAATCTTAAGTCTTCTGTAAAAAATTCAAATTTACAATGTTTAGGAAATAACTTATTACACATCTCCAATAACTTCTTCTTATGTTCTTCTGTTAGTTCTATTGCTTTCATATATTTATCATGTTACAATGTCTACTCGATGGCTAAATTGTTTTAATAAACTATCTAAACATTCAAAACAAGCTTCATTAGCATCTATTTTATTTAACCATTTGGCTCTAAATAGTTCTACATAATTCATTACAGCTTTCTTATGTTTAATAGTATTGTTAGGATTACTAATAACATTAACTGTTTTAGTATAATCTTTTAAGAATTGGGGATTACTCATTTATTTCAGTTTTAGATTCTTCTTTACTTAAATATCTTTCCATAGCCTTTTGAAATACTAAAGGTCTATATACTTCATATAAAGCTTCTTTATCTGTTTTAGATAACTTAATTGTTTTATTATATACATCTTTAGCAAATTGATCTAATTCTTCAAAAGATAGTTTTTTATATTCTTCAAGTTTACTAATATATCTGTTTGCTATTTTAGTTTGTTGAGAACTTTTAAATAATTGTTTTAAAACACGTTTTTGGTGTCTATTTTGTGATTGAGCCATAGGTTTATTTTGGGTTTAGTTTGTTGTGTATGCGAAATGAAGTAGCGGGTAGCGGGGAGTTATCGGCAACCCTAAACGACATCCAAGTATTGAGATTCATAATAACATTTAGCTGCATCTTGTTCATCAATAGGGCAAACCTCTAATTCGTAAATTGAACAGAATGCTTCCATATATGCCAACTCTATTTGCTCTCTTTCTTTTTCAAGGGCTTGTTTAAGCATTCCGTGAAATACCTTCATAGATATTTCTACGCCATTGTTAAAATCCATTTCAACAATATCAATCATTTCCTGTGCTGCGGTTTTGTTTTTCATTTTTAAGTGTTTTATTTTGTTGTTAATCAATTATTTAATATTTGTTTCCCTTATTGATAAGGTGAACATTCCGAAAGAAGGGCAGCCGATAACAGCAGTTTGGCGCAATAGCCGCCACGCTGCAAGCCAACCCTTCGGCTACTGTCGCCAAGCTGCAACACGTTCAATCCCCCTCCTCATCATTTATCCGCTTAACTTTTGTATTACTAATTTTTAAGTATTCTATAATATCATTAACATTTTTATGTTTGATAATATCTTTGTTATTAACTCCGTTAAAATAGTCATTTGAGCATTCTCTAGGAAAACCTGCCCATGTTTCAGTATATGGATTATAATGAAATACATATCCTTGTAGGAATTCTGCTTGTTTAGTCATTTTATTTAGTTATTGATTTAATTGTATATTGAAATGGATTACCTTCAATATTTTGTATAAGATTTAGCATTTGTTGTGCAATTTCTCTAATTTCAACTTGAGCATGTTCACTATTCCTAAGTTTTAGAAAGTTAGCAAAGCTTCTCATGTTAAACATTACATCAGCTTGTATTTGAGAGTTATAAGTTTTAAAGAACCTTGCAGACTCTTTAGCTCTTTTTCTACCAAGAATAGGTGTTAAATCTTCTAGACATTGATGATATAGTTGATTGCTTAATTTTGTGTATTCATTTAATATATCAAACCATTTCATTTCACCTTCATCATACCATCCAAAATTAGTTTCCATATTTTTTTGAAGATAAATATCTTTCCAATCTTCAGGTAAATAAAACTTATCTTCTTTCAACTCTTTATACCTAGCACTCTCTGCATTAATAGAGGCCATCCTATGCTTTAATAAATGAATGTGTGAAGCAATATCACAATTCACAAGAAAATGCACTGTAGCCTTCTCAAATGGTGTTTCATGACCATTGCTCCATAACATATCTATTAAAGCAGGTATTCTAGCTTTCTTATCATCTGTTAATTCTCTAGATGTACTAGTCCATGCGCTGCAAGATATTACTTCATCAGAACCATAATAACCTAATAATTCTACTGTATTATTCATTTTTTTACTATTTCTATTAGTTTCTTTAAACATTCAAGTTCTGCTTCTTCATAAGATTTAAAACCTTGTAAACCTAAAATACCATTACCAAAGTCAATGTTATATCTATAACTTTCATCATTCATATCTATATAACTATGTGTTTTTGACTTTAACCATAACCATCTAAATGCGTGTGAATAGGTTGGCGCTGTGGTTGATTCTTCTAATATTTCTGAATTAATATAACAAACACCTTCATCAACCCCTTCTTTAAATTCTGAGGGTGTGTAAGGGTCTCTAAATGCGAAGACATCAGCATATAAAAAAGAACTATCTTCTTTAAATAAACCTAAACAAGGTTCATCAAATCCTAATTCTTTTAAAGCTAATGCTTGTTCGTAGGGTATAAATTCTTTATTCATATTTATTATTATAATATTGTTCACATCTACCTTTATTAGGATCAAATCCTTGTGCTTGCATACCTTCATAACAAGCATCAACTATTTGTTGTTTTTGTATTCTTTTAGCTTCTTTAAGAATAGCATACCATGTAAGCTTATCTTTTGGTGTATCCCAAAGCTTTTTAAATAAATAATCAACTGCTGTTTCTGTCATTGTTATTGTAGGTTTCTTTGTAGTATTGTTCGGCTGTTTTATATGGGTTCATTCTATCGTGCCAAGATTGATTATGAGCATCAATTATCTGCTCCTTTTCCATTGCTTTGGCTTGGTCGATAATATCATCACAATTTAAAGTTGTAATACCTTTTATATAAAGTCCTAACCACTCAACTGCTGTTTGTTTCATTATATTAAGTTATTTAATGTGTATAAAATAGCTGCTTCGTAGGCTTCAGTAGGAGAATTAAAATCAATATTTGAAAAACAATGTCTAAAAATTGTAGAATCATCTATTGAATACACACTAATCCAAATACCATTCTTCTCATACAACCACATTACCACACTTACGATTGTTGGAGCATTGAAACAATCCTCTAATCTCACAGTACCTAATATATTTTTGTCTTTATATTCTTTTTCTTTTAGCAACTTAGCTATTGGAAAGTTTACTGGTGTTGTCATATATCAAGTTTTAAGTTTGAGATGTAGTCTTCAGATGTTTTGTACTTATAAATTGTAGTTGCACCAAAACAAGTTCCTTCTGTGAAACCTTTTTTATGTGCCTTTTCAATTTCAGGAATTAAAGGAGTTGATTGAGATAGAATTTGATTTAAAGCTTTGATTTGTCCTATAAAATGTTGTAATTCTTGTGGAAATAATCCATCGTTATTAATTCTGTTTTCTAACTCTTCTATTCTTTTTTGAATAGCTGTTTTGTTTATGATAATGTATTCGTCTTTATTCATCTTGTTTCTTTTTAAATTGTTCAAACATCATATATTAATTTAGTAATAAACATTCCAATGATAGCACCAAAAGCACTACAAATTATTGTCCATAAGATATATTTAATCCAATCAATATCATTTTTCATCTTATTTCTTTTTAAATTGTTCGATAAAATTTCTAAATTGTGCTTGTGGATTTCTATTCCAATCATCTTCATTAATTAAGATGTGCATTTCTAGTTTTTCAATCATATCTTCTTGTTGCCATTTAGCACCATACACACAACCTTTTTTAAAAATAATCCTTTCATCTTGATTAAGATATTCCGTTGAATATAAAGAATTATCAGCAGCTTCTTCAAGTGTTTCTTGTTTAGGTTCTAATTTAGGCATTGCATCTGCCCACATTTTTGCTAACACATTTTTATCCATGTTGGGTAACTCGTCTAAATAATGAGTTTTGTTAGGTTTTTCTTGTGGAATGATGATTCCATAATTTCCTTTATCATTAAGGTTAAATTTTGGAAACACATTAACTTTAACAGACTCACAACTTGGATTCTTAACAAACCATTCTAAGAACTCATCATCAATAGCTTGTACACCATCATTTATCAAGTCTTGGTCTGTTGTTAGGATGATTTTTTTAAAAGTAATATCTTCAAATAGTTTATCAATAAAAGAGTATTTTTCTACACTACCTCCACCTTTGTAAAGAGTGCTCACTTTAATAACCCAATCTCCTTCTTTAATTTCTTCATCAGAAGTGATAAACAATTCTTTTCCTATTTTGTAGATATTTCTTTCCATGATGTATTATTTAAAATATGTGTTATACATGATTCACTTACATTGTATTCTTTTGACAGCTTTTTAGCTGAATACTTATAAGGAATATACTTTTGTCTTATTTCTAAAACTTGTTCTTTTTTTAATAATGAATTTGTATTTTGTTCTCCTGAATAAGCTACTCTATACAAATGAAGTTTATTTAATCCGTTTTTAGAAGCGTGTGTATGGTTTTGTGAATTAGTACACCACTCAAGATTGTTTATTCTGTTATTTGTTTTATCACAGTCTATATGGTTCACTTGAGGGTAATTACTTGTGTTTGTAATAAATGCTTCTGCAACTAATCTATGTACATACTTATTTATTTTTTGATTATTAACTGTGAAACCAATAGTCATGTATCCAAGATTACTTTTAGATTGTTTACATATCTTACCTTTTCTAATATAAGAAACTCCACTAGGTTTATTTACAATTCTATCTAAAGATTTTACATTTCCGAAATTAGAAACTTGATACAATCCCTCATAATTCTTTATATCTTTCCAAACTTCTGATGTTGGTAATATGTGTATGTTTTTCATTGTTTTAGTGTTAGTTTGCCGTTAATAAATTTTACTTCCCATTCTGTTTTGGGTTGAAGAGATTTAATGGTTCTATCTAATACTTCTTCTTCGTTTTGAAGAGGTTTACCTAATTGGGCATATAATTCTTGGTTAATACCCAATTGAACTCCTACATAAAAGATTTTCCCCACATCCTCCTCTGTATATTTCTTCTCCTTGTTATCTTCAAGGGCTTGGGTGTATGCCTCAACATAAGTTGAAACCATACTTCTCCAATAATCTGTGCTTCTTGTAGTTTGTCTTGTTGACCAATTATGTGCCTTCTTCTCAACATCAATCTCACCAATTAGTTCTTTGACTTCTTGTAAAGATATTGGCTTAGTTTTAAGATTAAGTATCTTACCACAACACAACATAGTATTACACATCCATTGTTTTCCATTTACAGGTGTCCACATTCTATCACATTCAAGTGGTTGTGTTGAGTGGGTGATTTTTATTTTATATCCTCCAGTAACATGATTATTACTACCAGTTCTTATTTCTTTTTGTTTATCATCCCAATAATAATCTGTTTCAGAGAAATCTAAGGAATTATCTACAACAATATAGTAATCTGTGTTTATTTTTATTAGTTTCATATTAAAATATATATCTTATTGTGTTCCATGGTATTATTTTATTGTGTAATTCAATCCATTGATTAATAAATTCAGCTTTTAATTTATGGTTGTATCTAATATTTTCCCCACCATATTGAGATATTTTAAATTCTTGTATTTCTGGTTTCCATAATAAATGCTCACCTGATAAGTTATTATCTAAATTATAATGATGTTTACTTGCATTATGAGTAAGAAATATTACTTCACATTTAACTATATCTTTGTAATCTACATAAGTATTAACATAATCAAATAAATCTTCATAATCTTGTAACCAATTATCATATACAACTACAGGACTAAAGTTAATATGTACATCATAACCTGCATCTATAAAAGCATCAATAGCTTTGATTCTATCAATTATCTTAGAAGTATTAGGTTCTAACTCATTTGATATGTTTTGAGGCATTAAACTAAATCTAATACGTATTTTACCTTCAGGATTAAATTTAGTTAAATTAGGATTTACATATTTAGTAGCTAAGCTACCCATTGCTATTGGATGTTCTTTAAAGAATTGAAATATTCTTTCCCATTCATGATATTTAGCATGCAAAGCAAAATCTTCATTACAAGATAAATCATATGTTACATATTGATGGTGAGTTTGATTAGGTTTATCTACACTAGCAAACCATGCATGATTATTAATTTCTGTTAATATATCATTAGTATTTTTAGATATAGATAATCCAGTATGGTTATGTCTTTTCATATAACAGTAAGAACAATTATATAAACAGCCATAACCAAAACTCGGACTAATAAAATCAGTAGACCTACCACTAGGTCTTATTAACATAGATTTTCTATTTATCTGTTTTATTATCATTTTGTTTAATCAATGAACTTAAAAATATTTTCATTGTTCTACCACCATCTTGCATACTAATTTCTGCAATATCAAAATCACCTAACTCTTTATATAGAGTTAACATTCTACCAACAGAATAATCATTTTTAGCATGATTAATTACTTCTATTCTTGTTATTTTACTATCATCAATTCCTTTCATTATTTCATATTTTTAAGTTTATAAATATAACTACTATCTTCAGCATATTTACCATCAATAGCTTTTAAATATCTATTTTGTATTTTTATATAATGTTCTAAACACTCAGTATAAGTATTATATACTCTGTATTTATTACCTTTTTTAATACCTAATAAGTTTTTATTAGTTTTAACTAATTTAGATGTATAATTACCTGATTCTAACTTAATTTGAGCTAATGCTACATTAGGTAATACACAACCTAATTCTACTAATTTAACAGTAATAGCACTATCATTTAATTCAACATCTTGAACTTTATTAGTTTTAATAGTTTTAAATATTTTATAATCATTAGCTGAATTACAAGTAAATACTAATACAGTAATAACTGTTATTACAAGAAATAGTGTAATTGCTGTTACAACACTATCATTGTAAGTTTTACATTCATTTTTACATTTTTTACAAATGTATTTGTTGTCTACTACTTGCTTAACATTTTCATAACAACAACTTGATTTTAAGATTGGATTTTTCATATTATTTTATTTAATAATTTGTAGTCAGGACGAGATTTGAACTCGCATCTCCTATACTAATATAGGGCGTTACCAATTGTGGTATTTATTCCCACTTACGCCACCTGACCATTTTGCCACTTATTCTCTTACCCTTTTATATCGTGACTAACCTGCTTTACTTAAACGAGTTTTTCAAGGGTACAGGTTATTTGTAGTCAGGACAGGATTGATAGAAGTAACTACTCATCCTCACTTACTTTTGATTGGATAAACTACCAATTCCGCCACCTGACTATATTATTTATACATTATGTGTTAATTCATCCATTGTTGGTGTGAACCTATACGCAGCTTCTTGAAGAATTGAAAACTGAACCATCATCATACGTTCGTAAGTCTCTCCACCTGCAATCTTTTGAACCATTTTACACTTTTCCCTTATAATACCTTCCATACGGATAATACCTTGGGGACCATCTTCTTTCATTTCTTGAATTACCTGAGCCAATTCTTCATCGGACATTTCAGAAAATACTTTTGTTACTTCGTTTACCATGTTATTTGTTTTTAAATTTAGTAGTCAGGACAGGATTCGAACCTGTATGATAGTAGGGTATGTACACTCCCCATTTGAAGAACTACCTTAAGCGTCTACCAAGTTACATTGACCTCGTAGTGGATTCTAACCACATTATTTTTACGTCTAGAACGAGGTTGTAACATTCCGCCACCTGACTATGTTGAGGATGAGAAGTCCTCTGTGTTGTAGTGGCTTTTCCATTCCCACTCTCATTCATTCCTTTCTCAAGGGAACAACACATTAATTAAGAGAGTAGTATTTCTACTACTCTCTATTAATTGATTAAGCTAAAGACTCTAATACAGCTTTAGTACTAGCTGCTACTGTAGCAGTAGGTACAGATACTTTAGTTTCAACTCTCATATCTACATCACCAAATACATTAGCATTTGCAGATTCTTTATGATTGGTATAATCATTTACAAAGAATCCAGTAGAATACTGAATAGGTTGAACTACATTACCAGCACTGTCTTTAATTACATGCTTATCTTGCAACTGTTCTTTAGTTACAATACCAGCACTTAGAGCATACTTTTGCTCATCTGTTAATACATCAACAAGTTTATTGCTGTATTTCTTGCAGATTCTAGCTTTAGGTTTAGTAGCAAGCATTGCTTCTACTTGTTCTTTAGTTACACCATTTGGAACTAATACCCATGCCATACGAGTACTCTTGTACTCAGTTCCTTCGATATTAAATGCTTCAATATCAAATAAACTATCAGACATACTATTCTCTACTTTCTTACCTGGATAAGTAGAAATAATTATTTGTCTAATTTGAGCTTGCTTAAATTCAGGCCCTTTTAATGAATCTACAATACCATCTACAGTAATTGCGTTAAATTCTTTGCTGATTCCATTTACAGTTGTTTTCATCTTGATTTAGTTTTAATAATTAATAATTAGTTTAATAGTTTGGTTCTTGTATAGCAATTTTAACTGCTTGTTTAAACTTTTGTTGAAATTTAGGAAACTTAATAAACATAAAGCAATCAGCTAGTTCATTTCGATGATTTAGTTCAATTTTAAATGCATCTAACCATTCTTTGCTATTACGCCCATTAATTTTATCCTTAGGCTTATTTTGTAATTGTTTAATACAACTTCTGATATGATTGGTATCCATATATTTTAAATATGTATCACCCCATTTCCAGTTGCTAGAGCTACTAAATTTTCTAACAATACCATTTTCTTTTTGATAAATGCTAGAATTTAATTTAGCAAATCTTTCTTTAGGACTCATCTGAGTCTGTTGCGTATTTTTCATTGTTTTCTAATTGTTTTATATCAACAATATTTTGCTGATTGGTTTGTAATTCGTTTTCTGATTTAGTTTTCCAAATAGGTAGTCTATTAACACAGATACCAATAGGAAGGTATAGAATACCTCCTATTGATTTTCCGTATTGCTTTAAATCAGACCATTTGCTAGCTTTAACAGTTAGCTTTGTATCTATATTTAAAGGTTCTTTCATGCTACTTTAAGTACTATGTTGAACATTAATTTTCTTTTGTATCCAACAATAGCTTCAATAAATTGATCTCTTAAAGTTTTATTGTAACTACTTAATTTAGCTTTTTTAATAAGAGCTCTTTCATTTTCAGATTTAGCTTCTCTTAAATCAGTTAATGGTAATAGGTGAGGAGGTCTAAGTCCTTCTTTAACCATTTGAGCATCATTAGAGCAATTAACTTGTAATTTAGCTAATTCAGGATCGTTTGGATGTCTTAATACAGATTTCATGTTATTCTTCAATTAATTGGTTAATAATGTCTTCCTCACTATTTAAGATTTCTCTTACATCATATAATTGTTCTTCTAAATCAGCTTTTTGTTCTAAAAAGTCTTCTTCAGTAATACCAATCATTTGATCATAATCAGATTGTAGTGAATCAATTTGATTTTGTAAATCTTTTTCTAATTCAGATGCTGTCATGTTATTTGTTTTAAGGTTAATAATTAGATTTCAATACGTGGTCAATGTAACTACCTGCAATTAGTGTACCTACAAATGTTGATGCCCAAAATGGAGGACAGCATACTGTACAATCTGCAATTGTGTAATCTGTACCAATAGCTACAAAGAATGCAATTACAAATGGTACTAATGCTCCTAAGAATAGGGTAGATAGCAATATTACAGTTGCTTCTAATACTTTGTTTAATAGTGTTTTCATGTATTTTAGTATTAATAAGAACAAGACTTAATTAAAAGCCTTGTTCTTATAGTTAATAATTAGATATTTAAATAACTAGCTGATATCCATGAATTACGTGTTTCCAATTCACCTTTTTTATTAGGTATTTGGTATTCTACGTGTAGTTGATTATCAGCATATTCGTTAATATCAATTACTTTTACTTGTTTTACATAACCATAAACAGTATTATTTTGCTCTTTACTTTCTTCTGTCCAATAACCATATACTTTATAATCTTTAGTATGATATGTATTACCTATTTCAGCAATAATTTCTTTTCTAAAGCCATTCATAGCAGACATTATTCTGCTTAGTAATATGGTATCTTTTGAAGATGCTCTACCAATAATTTGTTCTACAACAGTATCAGCATAAGGTGAATCTTCTTTAAACATTCCTCTTAATTGTTGAGCAATAGCATCTACTTCTATTTCAATGCTAATAGTTTGATTAAATCTTTTCATTGTGTTTTGTGTTTTAATTGTTTTCATGTGTTTTTATTTGATTGTTAGTTAATTATTGTGTTTTACACCTAAAACTTTGATATAGTACAGCAAGAGTTCTCTATTGTACTTTCATTCTTACTACCTTAACAGCTTCCTTTGTGCATATCTGCATCAACATCAGAGTTTCAGCTAATTAAGCTAAGGAGTATAAGACCGACCTTACACTAACTTGTAATTAAATCTCAAAATATACCTTATAGGTGCTGAATGAGTATTACAATATTGTTAGTATATCAAAGAAACTGGTGTCCTCAACATCTTGGAAAGTTATTGAGTTTTTTAAAAATCCCTTTGCACTCAGTTGTAATAGAAAGACTGACGTCTTTTGAGTTGTAGTTCAGGGTGTTAAAGGTCCTGGTGGGCTACACATACTTACCCTTCAATTGGATATTACAACTGTTACCTTACGGTAGTGCATTGAGATGTGAGAAACAATAAGGCTGTTTATCCACAAACAACAAACGCTTTGTATTTAACACTACGGTTGTTTGTATAACACTTATAGCACCTTATTAAATGTATTTCCTAGGCATAGGCATTTCACCTCCTTGACGCAAACACCAATGGTAAGAACCAGAACTACATTCAGTTCGATAACCTGTACCAAGTTTACCATCAAAGACACAATCTTTAATTTCAGGAAGATAATTCATAGATAAAAGTTGTTTGTTTGTTACAAACATTATTTTATACCATTTATTATCTCCATTGAAATTATTATTTGTCTTAACACGCTTAGCCGATATGTCTTTAAATACATAAATAACCTTCTTATAATAATCTTTATAAGCTGGTTTATTATTGTATAAGCCATAACTGTAATTTGAGTTTGTGTTATTAATAATCATAATTTATGGTTTAAATTGTTGAAAATAAAAAATGGATGTGTTTAACCTACACATCCGTAGAACCTGCATTGTTTGGTTGATGCCAAAATACAGCTTATATACTCTTTCTCATATCACTTTGCCAGTTTTGAAAGAATGTAAATCTCAGGCTGTTAAGAATAACAGTATTACTAATGCTCTAATTTCGTTCATTCAGCTGTTGGTTATAAATCAACAGCTCAGTCTTCTACGTTAGTTTGTTTCAACATAAAGAGTATCAATCTTTACGTTATACGCTTTTTAGCTCATAGTGGAGCCTGTTTATTTTGAAACATGGTAGGACAGAGCTCACGAAGAGATGTCCTTTAAACCATGCAATATTTTAGAATATACTTGGAACAGCAATCCATTGTAAAGCACGACCTTGATATTCTTTATCAACAATAACATATTGTATTGTATTACCTGCTAGTAAACTATTAAAGTGTTTACGAGAGATAAAGTAAGTATCCCATGTATTATCAATATGAATACATACTGAAGCTCTGTTCATACGAATGAGTTGGATTTGGTTTTTAGATAGTGTTTTCATTGTGCTATATGTTTAGATGGTTAGTTTTTAGATAGATAGATAAAAAAGTTTTAGTAATGTCCGTTAGGACACTACTAAAAACTCTAACTCTTTAAACTTGCAGACTTGGACAAGACCTGTAAGGTCGTCTAGGTCTGCACCACTCTTAACAGCAAGGCGCCAGCCGCCTGGCATTTGCAAATAGTAACTATCTTCTTTCTTCCCAGCCGTAGGCTCGGGAAGATTTTCAGGGTTGCTAATTTGCACCAAATCAGTGTACTCCGTTAAACTTACTTTATAACCTGCAGCTTCAGCAAAGGTTTTAAGTTTTTCAACGGTAGTTGTGGGTAATTTTTTCATAATTTTATTTATTAACTTGTTAATAATCTAGGCAGGGCACTATGCCCCGCAATATTTAGGGTGAGTGGGCTTAAAGGAGGAGGTCCTCCCACATATATTCTCAAAACAATTTTTAAAATTTTCTAAAAAATTTTCTAAAAAATTTTATTTTTTTAATTACATTTAGCTATTTATTGCTTAACATTCTTTAACAATAAATCACTTGACTTTTTAATATTATGATATATATTGTACACGTATCATAATTAGTAAGGTAATGGCTTACGAATTATACCAGTGAATACTAATAAGTAGGATCTTAGAAGTTGGATAGTAATCCGCAGCCTTGAGATAATAGGTAAACATAGCAGATGAGGTTTCTCCAATAGGTACACAAGGACTTGAGTAAAGTAAGGTATGGCACTCTAGGGTAAAAAACAACAGTAGTAGAGATACTCCCCTAATGGTTATGATTGAGTGTGTAGGCTAAAAACGGATACTTGAAATAAAACTTAAGTCTGAATAATTTAAATTACTAGGGGTAAGTGTGTCTTATTCTGAAGTAGTATATAAGAGTATTAATATTCTAACTTAGGGAAATGAAAATAGAAATTAATAATACTCGTGATAAGATTATAGAGCAATACTATACTCTTGTTAATCCTTTATTAGGTAAGGATAAATTGGGTCCTGTTGAGATTAAAGTCTTGAGTAAAATGGCTTTAATATATAATACGTATCAACATCTAGGAGAAGAAGCTGCAAATCTTCTATTATTCCATACACAAAGTAGAAAACAAATTAGAGAGGCTGTTGCTAAAGACTTACAAAGTGCTTTTAGTAGGAATAGTCATGAAGCTATTTTATCTCGTCTTAGGAAGAAGAATTTAATTACTAAGAATAAGATATTATATTTACCTCCTATTAAGGATGGTAAGGTTAGTGTAGATATTAAACTTAATATTGTTAATGTAGATGAGTAATAAGTTTATTGAGTCTATTATTAAGGAAGTAGCTGAAGAAGAAGGTTTACCTGAATATGTTGTAGAAGAAATCTACGATTCTCCTTTTAAGTTTATGAAAGAGAATACTAAAAGATTTGCTAGTTGGAAAATATACTTAGTAAATGGATTAGGTAAGTTTATGCCTTATAATACTATTCTTAATAAGGTTAAGAATGGTGAGCATATTAATAATGTTAAAAAATTAGATTATGAAGAATAAATCAATTGATATTGATAAGCAAGATAATAAGTTAGTTATATCTGTTTATCCTAAGTTTTATAAAGATGAACAAGTAAATACCGTAACTCCTACTGTAATTACTTTAGATAGTAATAAGATTAAGGTTACTATGGATTTTGATATTAATATAACTAATAATGAGTACGATGAGATATTAGGTATAGATACTAAGAAAGATGAGAATTATCTTAATAAAGGTACTTGGATTAGTAAGAAACATTTTGTTACTAATATATCTAGTGTTGTAAATAGACTTGAGTTAGAAAATGATGAAGTTGATTTAGAATACGTAGTACAAATTACTACTTATGGTAATATAATTAATATTAGAACTAAGAATGAAGAGATTCAAGATCAATTACTAACTTTATTAGAAGAGTGGTACAATGAGTAAATACAGATATACAATAACTTTAGATAATCCTGTAAGAGAAGAAGATGGTTATATTCATATTTATATAGATGATAGGTTAATAAGGATAGAAAGAGAAGCTCCTTTTGAATTTACTACTCCAGAACAACTTTCTGATGATGAATTAAAAAGTAAATTAAATAAAATGAAACATAACTATACTGCAAAAGTTGGTTTAAATACATTATATAAAAATGAGTAATTATACTGAAATAGTTGAAGGTTGGGGTAATTATATATTCCCTAATAAGAAGGTAGAATATATTGCTAAATCTAGAGCTTTAATATGTGCTGAATGTCCTTTAAATGTATTAGGAATTTGTAGTCCTTTAAAGAAAGGTAAAGTTGTTAAAGACTTTACTTATAAAAATAAACTAAGAAAAGAAGGAGATGAGTATGCTGGTTGTGGATGTCCTATAGCTACTAAAACTAGAAGTTTAACAAGTAAATGTCCTTTAGGTAAATTCTTAGAAGAATCAATAGATTAATAAATTATAAATAAACAATTAATAAATTATAGAATGGAAACAAAACAAAACGAGTTAAAAGGAATTACCCCATTAAATGGTACAGTTATCTTAGAAATGCCTACTAAAACTGCTAGTGGTATTTTATTGAATACCGATGTTAATAAATATCAAGGTGTATTTAGAGTAGTAGCTGTAGCTGATGATGTTACTAGTATTAAAGTAGGTGACTATGTATTAGGAGCTGGTAGTGTTATGCCTTTAACTGTTAAACAAAATAATATTAAAACTGAGTATGCTCAAGTATATAAATCTGCTATCTATACTATTATAGATAAAGATCTTGTAGAAGATGCGTACTTTGGTACTATTGAATCAGGTCATAATGATTAATTATGAGAATATTCCAACAAAAGGATAATAATATAATTGTTTCTCCAGAGATACTAACTATACCAGAGTTTAGTGCTATTTGGAAAGCAGATAAAACTAAAGATAAGGTAGAGGCTTTCAAAGCCTTTACCTATATCTATCATACAGTAGATTATAACTCTCCTTATAGTAACTATCCTAAAGATAAAAAGGATGACTCTATTAAGCAAGATATGCTTGGTGATCCTCAATATAAAATAAGTGATAAAGTTACTAACGCATTAGCTAAGTATAAACAGTTACAAGAAACTCCTTTACAAAGGTTAATGCAAGCTGCTAAGAATAAAATAGATGATATAGCAACTTATTTAGAAACTACTAGTGTTGATGATGAATCAATTAAGTTAGTGTTAGAGGTATATAAAAATATATCAACTGCTGTAAGTAATTTTGATAAGCTACAACAAGCTGTTGAAAAAGAAGTAGAAAAACAAACTAGCAGAAACCGTGGTGATATACAAGTTAATAGTGAATATAATGAATAAGCTTAAACGTAAATTTAAGCGAGTTAAGCGAGTTAAGCAAACTAAACATTTTGAATCTGAATACGGATGTTAATAGGAACTAATCAATTTCTTGAAACTAGACAATTCTTTGAAAAGCATGATATGTATACTAAGGCTTTACCTGGTACTTATCAGTATAAAGAGTTTTGGGATGAACAAGTAAATAGATGTTTAAATGGATATCAAATAGGTAATCTATGGATACCTGGTCCATACTACTTCTATTTAAACTTCTTTCCAATCTTAGGTAAGGATCCTGTTACTGGTAGAAAGAAAAAGATATTTCCTAAGTTTACTGATGTGGATTTAGAATATTTTCTTATATTAGAAGAAGCTAGGAAACAAAAGAAAGGTGTTATTATGACTAAACCTAGACGTACAGGTTTCTCTTATAAGAATGCTGCTGTAGTAGTCCATGAATATAACTTCTATAAAGATGCTAAATGTGTTATTGGAGCTTATGAAAAGAAGCTATCTGAGAATACAATGAATATGGCTTTAGAAGGATTAAACTTTCTTAATAAGAGTACAGTGTGGTTTAAACCACGTAATCCTGATACTAAAGAACATGTTATGGCTAGACATCAAAAAGTAGTTGATGGTGTACCACAATGGGCTGGTTATAATTCAGAGATTAGACGTTTAACATTTCAAGATAATCCCTTCTCCTCAATTGGTTTAAGTGCTAACATATTCCTATTTGAAGAAGCTGGTCTATTTGCTAATATTAAGGAGTCTTATAATATATCTGAACCTACTTGGAAAGATGGTGATGATATGATTGGATTACCTATCTTATTTGGTACAGCTGGTGATATGGATAAAGGCTCTTTACAGTTCTCTGAGATGTTTTATAATCCTGAGAAGTTTAATCTATTAGCTTTTGATAATATTTGGGATAAAGAAAAGACTGGTACTAAATGTGGTTGGTTCTTACCTGCTAGTAAACAAAGGTTTGGTAACTATCCTGATCCTAATAACAATAATAAGGTAACTCCTATGGTAGATGAAGATGGTAACTCTAATCAAAAGTTAGCTACCTTATCTATTCTAAAGTATAGAGAGAGTAAGAAAGGTGATATGAAAGCTTTTAGAGATAGTATTACCCAGTACCCTCTTACTACCATGGAAGCATTCCTAGTTAAAGGTAATAATATCTTTCCTACTGATTTAGCTCAAGATAGATTAGCCGAGTTAGAATCTAATAAGATAATTACTGATTCTTATTGGTCAGCTGATTTAAAACAAACTGAAACTGGTGTAGAATTTAAATTAACTGATAAATTACCTATATCAAAGTTTCCTTTACAAGCTGATGATGATAAAGAAGGTTGTATACAAATCTTTGAACAACCCTATACTGATAAACCTGTACATGGTATGTATATTGCTGGTATTGACCCTTATGATGATGATCAGTCTAGTACTGATTCATTAGGTAGTATATTTATTATGCATTCCTTAACAAGTAGAATAGTAGCTGAATATACAGGTAGACCACAGACTGCTAAAGAGTTTTTTGAGATTTGTAGGAAGCTAATGGTATATTATAATGCTGTTGGTAACTATGAAAACAATAAAAAAGGTCTATTTGCTTACTTTGAGCAAAGAAATTGCTTACATTTACTCTGTAATACACCTAAAATACTTAAAGATCAACAAATTATTACCATTATAAGGGATTCTGGTAACACTAGTAAGGGTACTAATGCCTCTAAAGAGGTAAATAAGTACGCTAGACAGCTAATTAGAAGCTATATGCTTGATCAAGCTTACAATAAAGAGGGTGGAATTACAAATACACACACAATTCCTAGTATTCCTCTATTAAAAGAGATAATTTATTGGAATGAAAATGGTAATTTTGATAGAGTTAGTAGTTTAGGTATGCTTTTAATACTTAAAGAAGATAGAATTAAACTAATTGTTGAAGAAGAGGAGGAAGAAGAGGATAAATTTAGATCTTTTTTTAATAGATATACCAATACAAACAATAGCTATATACCCAGTGGAATAACTTTTGGACATGAATACCGATAATTATATATAAGTAATACATTACAATTTTTCATATGAACAAATTCAACTTAAATATTACTTTTCCTAACCAGAAACTACCAGAATCATCTAAAAATGAGGAATGGCGTAAGCAAAATGTAGATGCTGCTGAAACTTTGATATTGAATCAAAACCAATATACAAGAAATTCTAGGTATTCTAAGCTGGTTAACTACGATTTATATGCAGGTAAGCTCCATCCTAGTGATATGGAACTTATTATGAATCCTTTGGGGTTAAAAGATGTACATTTTCCTGCAAGACCTTTAAATCACTCTATTATTAATCCTTATATTAAGACTTTAATAGGTGAGGAAATTAAAAGAAGGTTTGATTACCATCTTAAAGTTAATAATGAAGATGCTATTAGTGAAAAAGAGAAAGCTCAAATACAATCTTATCAACAATTAATTGAGCAAATATTACTTGAAGGTTTAGAACAACCTCAAGAGCAAACTGAGGAAGCTAAAGCTGCTTTTGAAGCTGAAGTTGAGAAAAGACTTAGACAAAAGAAACAATACATGACCTATGAGTGGCAAGATGTTAGAGAAATTGCTGGTACTAGGTTATTAAAATATTATACACAAAAGAATAACTTACCTGATGCCTTTATGAGAGGGTTTGAGGATAGTTTAATTTGTGCTGAAGAAATCTATAGAATAGATGTAGAGAACAACGAACCTGTTGTTTACAAATGTAATCCTCTTAATACTTATTTTTTACTACCTCCTAACTCTAATAAAGTAGAGGACTGTGATATTATTATTGAGGAGGATTATGTACCTGTTAGTAAGATTATAGATGATTATTATGAATACCTTAAACCATCTGAAATTGATTGGTTAGGTGAACGTACTATGTATAAAGCTAAAGGTACTTATGGTGGACCTGTTAACTATGAGTTACAAGATCCTACCTTTGCAATACCATTTGGTTTTACTAATAGTATTAATATTAATCAAGTAAATGTATCTGCTAATAGTTATCTTGCATTTGATTCACAAAACAATGTAAGACGTGTTAAAGTTGTATGGAGAAGTCTTAAGAAAGTAGGTGTATTATCTTATATAGATGAGTTAGGACAACCTCAAGAAACTTATGTACCTGAAACATATAAGGTAAACAAAGAAGCTGGAGAATCAGTTAAATGGATTTGGATTGGTGAGTGGTGGGAAGGTACTAAACTTGCTAATGATATCTATATTAAGATGCAACCTAGACCAATCCAGTTTAGAACTTTAAATAACTTATCTAAATGTGCTAGCGGATATGTTGGTACTATTTACAAAACTAATAGTTCTCAACCTCAATCTCTATTAGACATTATGAAGTCTTATCAATACTTATATAATGTTATTTATCATAGAACCCAATTAGCTTTTGCTAAGAATATTGGTAAGGTAGCTAACTTAGATTTAGCTAAAATGCCTGCTGGATGGGAACCTGATAAGTGGTTATACTATATGAGAGAGATGGGATTAGCTGTAACTGATAGTTTTAATGAAGCTAAAAAAGGTGCTGCTACTGGTAAGTTAGCTGGTAATATGTCTAGTAATCAAGCTGTGTTAGATTTGGATATGGGTAACTATATTCAACAACATATTGAGATGCTACAATATATTAAAACTGAACTTGATTTAGTAACTGGTATTACTCCACAAAGACGTGGACAATATACTTCATCTGATCAAGGATTAGGTGTAACACAAGAAAATAAGTTAGCTAGTTCTAATATTACTGAATGGTATTATAAGATCCATGATAACACTAAAGTTAGGGTATTATCCCACTTACTAGAAACAGCTAAATACTGTTTACGTAATGGTAATAAGAATATCCAATATATAGAAGATGATTATACTACTAAAATATATCAAGTTGATGGAGAGCTTGTAAATGAATCAGAATACGATTTATTTATTAGAGATGCTGTAGAGGATGGACAAGCTATTGAAATGTTACGTAGAGCTACAGAAATAGGTTTACAAACTGGTCAGGTTAATATTATCCAATTGATGGATATCTATAGTAATCAATCATTAGCTTCTATTAGAAGAAAGATTGAGAGATCTGTAGCTGAAGCACAAGAGCAAGCTCAACAAGCTCAAGAAATGCAATTACAACAGCAAAAGGCTATTGAAGATCAAAAAGCTCAAATTGAAATGGAAAAGCTTAGACTTAAGCAATATGAAATTGATCAAAACAATCAGACTAAGATTGCTATTGCTGAGATGCAAGCTTATGCTATGGATGAAGGATCTTCTCCAGAGTTAATTGATAGGACTGCAGAATATGCATTTAAACAACAAGAAATATCTCAAAAAGCATTTAATGAGCAAGAAAAGCTTAGACATGCTAAAGAAGTAAAAGATAAAGAACTTGATCTTAAGCGTAGAGAACTTGATGAAAGGATGAAGATTGAGAATAAGAAACTAGAGCAAATTGAAGTACAAAATAAAAACCAAGAGTACTTAAAAGAGCTTGATGTTAAGATGAAGAAAGAAGAACTTAACGCTAAGAAAGAGATTGAAAAAATAAAACTACAAGCAGCTAAATCTAAAGCTAGATCTTCAACTAAAAAGTAATATGTTACTAAATAATAAGCATTACTATAATCTACCTCCACAAGAAAGAAAAGACTTGTGGAAACACTATAAAAAAGTATATCCTAATATGGGGTATACTGATATGGTTAAACATTTTAATGGTGAAGTAGAGAACTATCAATTTGGTGGTAGAACTGATTATTTTGATAGTGATGTTAAGAAGTTTGCTGATGGTGGAGAAACTAATGATAATAAAAATAATGCTCCATATAGACAATTATCTATTCCAATGGAAGGATATGAGCCAGATCCATTATTTTATAATACTTTATCTAAAACTGAAACTAAAAAACTAAATACAAAAACTAATACAAAAACTAATACTCAAAAATCTGAAACTTCAGATTTAACAAAATATTTATTAAATAAATATAAAAATCAAAATTCACAATATACACAACCTAGATATGTAGCTGAACCAAGTACTACAAGTACAGCTAAACCTGTAATTATTAATCAAGATTTAATACAGCAAAGTAATTTAAATAAAAATAAAGGTACTTTAAAAGGTATAGATAAAATGCCTGAACAACCTCTTACTAGAGAAGAAGTTAGGAAAGGTATAAAATTTACAACTGATGTAGCTGGTTTATTATATCCTCCAGCAGCTATTGCTGGATCTGCTATGGATATGTATCAAGGAGATAAAACAGGTGCTTTATTAGGTTTAATACCTGGAACTAAAGATTTTTTAGCTAGTAAAAATATGGCTACTAAATTTGCTACAAAAGCTTTTAATTTAGGAATACCTAATAAAGTAATACAACCATCTAAAAAAGTAATTAGAGAAGCTGGTAAATATATTAAAGGATCTGCTGAAGTAGTTGATGCTAAAGATGATATAGGTAAACCTATAGTAGAAACATTAAAATCTAAGTACAAACAAGGTGGTTTAATTAAAAAATATGAAGATGGTGGTACAGATAAACCTAAAGTAAACTCTAAAATACTTAGTGGATTAGCAAATAACATACCAAAAAATAGACTTGAAGCTGAAAGTAGAGAAGAATATAAAAGAATGCATCCTGAAATAGAAGCAGCAAACTTTTATAATAAGATACAAAAAAATATAAATCAAACTTCTGAAATATATCAATCTGGTCCTAAAAAAGGTCAACCTACAGGTAAAGGTGCTTTAGAACCATCTTATCCTGAAATGATGTTAATGCCAGGTAGTTTACCTATTAAAGCTGCTAGTAAAATAGGTAAGGCAGCCGTAGGTGTGGCAGAAGCATTAAACCCTATAGGAGGAATGAAAAGTTTAAAACCTACATCTGTAAGTTCATCTGTAGATGATATTGGTAGAAATTTAGCAGATTTACAAAAAGCTCAAAAGTTTGCACAACAGTATGGGTATGAGTTACCTGCAAATTTAGAAAGAATATCTCAGTCAAATATGCTTACTGATAGAACTATTAGAGGTATGATGGATAGGCATAATACTTTTGTAAGAGGTGTTAGTACAAATTGGGATGAAATTGCAAAAAGAAATCCAGAGATATTAAGACATCTTGAAAGTAAAGGAATTGATTGGCAAAATAATCCTAAAGCAGCAGCAGAATATATGGCTACTCACATTCCTATTAATACTGGATATGGTAGAGCATCTTTAAATACTGAAGTTTTTGATAGAGGGTTACAAGGATTATACACATCTAACTCTATACCTACAGCTGAAGGTTATACTTACGGTCAAGGTTTTATTACAAAGGTGAAAAAACCTACAGACTTTTTTTCCCCTAATAGACAAGATTGGATTACTAAAAATAATCCGCATTATAGAGATGAAGATAAATTTAGAGAATTAATGTTTCCTCTTTCAGATGAAACTAAATATGCAATTCATTCTTCTAAATCTAAAATGTGGACACCTAAAAGTGCAGATGAAAAATTATTAAAAAATGCTACTTCTAAACAGAAAGCAATCAAAGAGGTAGAGTATAGAATAGAACAACTTAAAAAAGATATTTCTGAAATTGAACCAAATAAAGATAAGTGGATTGATGCTCCAGAAGTAATTTATTCTAAAAAAGAATTAGTAAAACAATTAGAAAATGATATAAAATATTTAGAAAAACATGGGGATGAAATACTACAAACTCCTGGAGAATTTAATCTTTTAAGAACTGAAAGAAGTAATCTACCTACAGATCCCTATAATTTTTTAATAGCTAAAGAAGGAAATGCAAAAAGACTTTCTGAATGGTTAAAAAAACAACCTTACCAAGAAAAAATGAGAGAGGTAAATGATCTTGGTGAATCTTTAAGAAAATATAGTTGGGATGAACAACAACCAATTAGAGCAAAAATAAAAGAGTTACAAGATGAAGTAAATGCTTTGTATAATCAAAGTGTTCAAGATTATATGAAAGCTAATCATCCTGACTATGATCCTATTAATAAATATGCTCATTACATACATTTAGGTACACCTGGACAAAAAGTATTAGAACCTATTAAAAGTTGGGAGATTACTCCTGAGATATGGAAAAATAAATCAAGGGCACACACTAATAAATATTCTAAAAAATTTAGTGCGTTAAAATATGGAGGATTTATAGGAATAGGAGGAGCAGGATTATTAGGAGCAGGAGCATTACAACAAAATAAAAAGAAGGGAGGATTAATTAAATGATAACTAACTTCAACATATTTGGACAACTTATTAAGATAGAAACTCGTAAGTCTTTATACAAAAAGAAGTGTTTAGGTATGTGGTTAGCTAATGAAAATACAATTCTTATACAAGAGAATACTGATAAATATCCTCTTAATGATGATATAATTAATCAAACTACTTGTCATGAAATTATACATGCTTGGTTAGATAAATGTAATTATCATAAGCTTTCTGATGATGAACAATTAGTTGATTTACTAGGTAGTTGTTTACATGAATTCTTAACTTCACAAAGTAAAAACTAGATATTAAGCTATTAACAGAAAAAATATAAAATAAATAATTATAATACAAATTATAAATAAACTAATATATTAACTAACATGACTGAAAAAAACGAATTATTTGAAGGGTTAGGGTCCTTTCTTTTAAATCAAGATTCTGTAAGTGTTGATTCTTTAGAAGGTGCTAATACACCACCTGCTGCTGAAGAAGAAACTACTACTACAGAAACCCCAAATGCTAATGTTGTTACGCTAGATGAATTAGAGGCAGATCTAGCTGGACAAGCAGAAGAAACTAGTACTGAAGAAACAACTGTTGAATCTACAGATGATATAGATGATTCTGAAAAAGTAACTACTGAGTCTAAAGACTCAACAATCTACAAAACTTTATCTGAGTTTCTTAAAGAAGAAGGTATAGTTGATGAAGTGTTTGAAGATAAAGATTCATTATTTAACTACTTCAAATCAGTAGCTGAGAATGAAATAAAAGAGTGGAGAAGTAATTTACCTGAAGAGATTACAACTATTATTGAGAACTATGAACAAGGAGTACCTTTTGATGAGTTGCTTAGTATTACTTCTAATCAAATTAGATTAGATTCAATTGATGATGAAGTGTTATCTGATAATCTTGAATTACAAAAAAACCTAGTTAGAAATTATTACCTTAATAAAGGTTTTAATGAATCTAAGATTGAAAAGATGATTAGTAAGTCTTTAGAATTAGATGAACTAGAAGAAGAAGCAACTGAAGCTTTAAGTGAACTTAAAGAATTAGAAGCTCAAAGATTAGAAGAACTAAAAGAAAGAACTAAACAAGAACAAGAAGAACAACGTCTTGCTTATGAACAAACTATTAATAACTTGAATAACACTATTAAGGAAACTAAAGAAATTATTCCAGGTATTAAACTTGATGATAAAGCTAAGAAAGATCTTTTTAATATGATTACAAAACCTGCAACTCAAAAAGATGGTGTAAACTATTCTCAAGTAATGTTGCTAAGAGAGAAAGATCCTATTGGTTTTGAAGTAAAACTTAATTATTATGCTAAACTAGGATTGTTTGATGAAAACCCTAAGTTTGATTTAATAACTAAAAAGAGTGAAACTAAAGCATTAAATAAACTAGAAAAACAATTAGAAGAAGATTTAAAATCAAGAATCAACAAATCTAATGCTAATTCTAGAAATTCTGATGATAATTCAGATGTACTTGATGCTTTAAAAACAGTATTTAAAAAATAAAATTAACCCTTAACAATATAAATTTTAAAATTAATGAGTCAAATTATTAACCAATTGCAAAAATTTAGTCCTAAGGATTGGAGTGGTTTAACCACAAAAAATCACATTGGGGCTATGTATGGTGAACAACCTATCATGGTGTCTGAATTGATCAGTAATATCTACGATGTTAATCTAGGATTAGATTTCGATAGATTTATGGAACAATTTGAAACTATGGAAATTGAAAGAGATGCTCCTTTTGAATGGATGCTTAACTCTCAATCACCTTTCAAAAACATTCCATTACTTGCGTATTACACTGATGTAGCTTTAACTAGTCCTGCTACAAGTGCTACTCCTGGTATTGGTAATTCAAGTTTTTACTTGGAATTTCCTGATCGTATTTTTGAGTATTCTGATGTAATTGCTCCTGCTAGCTATGCAAAAGAAACTTATCAAATGCGTGTTATGTCTGATCCTAAGCCTAATGGTGCTAACTGGTGCTATGAAGTAGCTTTAGTATCTGGTGATGCTAACTTGTTTGTTCCTGTAAGTGAACTTACAAATGGTGTACGTTTTGTTAAAATGTATGCTTTAGCTGAACAAACTCTTTCTCAACGTGGTTCTAGTTCATTGAACTTCAGTTCACCGTTTAGAATGCAAAATCGTTGCTCATTCATGCGTTCTGAGTACTTAGTACCTGGTGATATGATTGATCAAAAAGAAAATGCTCCACTTGGATTCTTCTTTGTAGATGCTCAAGGTAAACGTCATACTACCTGGTTAGGTAAACTTGACTACGACTTTATGGTATCTTGGAAGAGAATGAAGTCTATGGCTCAGTTGTATGGAAAATCTTTGAAAAACTCTCAAGGTTCTTACACCATGAAGGGAGATTCAGGATATGAAATCAAAACTGGTTACGGACTTTTGGATCAAATTTCTCCTTCAAATGTACACTACTACACTACATTTAATATTGATGTATTAAGTGAAATCTTAATGAGTTTATCAGTAGGTAAACTTCCTGAAGATCAACGTAGATTTGTACTTGGTACAGGTGAGTATGGTATGCGTCAGTTCCACAAAGCTGTTGAAACCAAAGCTGTAACATTTGCTCCTTCAAGAGAAGAAATTCGTATTGGTGGTACACTTACTAATATGAGTTATGGAGGTCAATTTAAGAAGTATTCATTTATCAATGGTATTGAAATTGAATTGATGCACATTCCTTTCTTGGATGATCCTAGCTTGTGTGCTATTCAACATCCTGATGGTGGTATCTTAAGTTCATATGAATACTTAATTCTTGACTTTGGTACTTCACAAGGTAAACCAAACATTCAAAAAGTAACTGTAAAAGGTTCTCAAGATGTTTACAAATACATTCCTGGATTGCGTGATCCATTTAGTCCATCTAATAGTGGTACTAAACCTGGTATGACTGTATCTAAGGTTGATGGTTATGAAGTAGTTCGTGCTTGTACCCTAGGTATTAAAGTACATAATCCAATGAGATTAGCTCGTTTCATTCCTAATCTATAATTTAAAATTTAGTAGGGTGGGTTTTTACCCACTCTACTTTATTTATATAAAAAGAAACAAATTAATTATATATAAAAACTATGGGGATAGTAGAAAAAGAACCTGTCACAATTGACAGTATTTTAAAAAACAAAAAGATTTTAGTAAAACCAATTCTAAGAAATAATGGTAACTTTCCTAAAGGACATGACGGAGAGTTTATGTATACTGATACAGTATGGTCTACAGATTTAAGACCTGAACCAGGTACAACCAGATATAAATCAGTATTGTCTGAACCAGAAAGAAAAGCATTTGAAGATGCTCTTAATCTTGAACCAGGTAATATGTCTTTTTATAAGAAGAATGGATTTTGGTCTACATTTAGAGTTAAACTAAATAAAGAAGGTAAGACTTTAGATTTAAATGACCCACTTCAATACTTAGAATATTTAGTATTAAAAAATGATAGAAGGATTGCTTCTAATTGGAATACTAAATATGATAGTGGAGAATACAAGTTTGCTTTAGTAGATGAAGATGAAACTATTAAAGATAATATAACTAAAACTGAAATTAATAAGAAAGCTTATAAGTATTTTGGTAAGATTGAAGATTCTGTTGAAGAAATGGCTATGGTAATTAGATTAATTACTAATAGAATAGTTAAGAATAGTGATGTAGAGTTTTTAAAATCTGAAATACAAAAAATAATTGATACAAATATTAAAGGATTTGTTGAAATTATGGAAGATAAACACTTTGCAACTAAAGCATTTATTAGTAAGGCTGTTGATGCTAAAGCAATTGATAGAACTACTAAAGGTGGTTATTCTCTTAAAGGTGGAGATGAAATTGGTAGAACTTTACAAGAAACTGTAGAATTCTTAGAATCTCCTAAAAATCAAGACATCTATTTGAAGATTAAAGCTCAAATAGAAAACAGTAAAAAGTAATTTATTAACCTACTTAGGAGTGAAACAATTAAACAGACCCTAAGTTAATATATAATTAAGTAGCAATGACAAAACAAGAGTTCTTGAACAACTTTTATCTACAATTTGATAAATTAGCAAGTCAAGCTTTGCCAGGTTATGAGCCTGCCGAAATTTCAGCCATGGCAACAGAAGCTCAAGAACTCTTGGTTGTTACTTATTATACAGGTAATAACTCTACTGGAAAGTCTTTTGAACAGACTGAAAAAAGAATACAGGACTTAGGTGAGTTAGTTAAACATGCAATGCTAACACCACTTCCTTATAATCCTCTACTAAATATGCCTAATGGTGTATTTGTAGAGCTACCTAATACACTATTAGATAATCCTACAGATTATTCTGATGTTCACTGGTTTACTGTATATGAAGAAGTATTAACTAGTGATAAGTGTACTCCTCGTAAGTATGTTTTAGAGATTAATCATAACGAATATGTTAGAGCTCTAGACAATCCTTACAACAAACCTAATAAAAACAAAGTTTGGAGGATGAGAATTGAAGGTAGAAAACATGAATTAATTACAGATGGTTCTTATAACATACAAAAATATGTATTTAGATATGTTAAGAAACCTAACCCAATTGATTTAACTACTAATTTAAATGATCAAGTAAGTCAACTATCTGATCATATTCATAGAGAGTTAGTTAGAAAAACTGTAGAAATAGCTGTTAAAGATATTGAAGCTTATAATAGAATGCAAGCTGAGATTAGTACAAATAACACATACAGGGAATAAGCTATAGTTACACAAATTAATTCTTTAAAAATAACAATAACAAATCAATTTATTAATATATTAATTAAAAAATCAAAGAAATGTCTTTAAACAAAATTTCAAGTGCAAATAGAGCTGAAGTAAGAAGCTCATTAGATGAAGCTCTACCTGCTGTAGGTGGTGATGTTAATCCAATTGTAGATTATATCAACAATAGTTTTACACCAAGCACGGTTACTCAAGCTACTAGTATTACTACAGGAGTTACTTTAAACTCTAAATCTGGAGTTATTACTACAGTATCTACTACATTAGCAGCTGGTGCTTCAGCTAGTGCTTTTACATTAACAAACTCTACAATAACTTCTAGTTCTGTTATTTTAACAAACTGTGAACAAGGAGCTACAGGTTCATCTGTAAATGCTTTAGTTAGTAGTATTGCTAATGGAAGTTGTAATATTACATTAACTAATGTTGGTGGTACTACTACAGGAGCAGCTACTGTTAAAATTCACTTTTTAATAATTAACAATTAATTAATCAAATTATTTATAAACATTAAACAAATTAAACAATGTCATTACAAAACGTAAGTAATCACAAACAATTACTCATAGGTAAAAATGCCGCTACTAATCCAACAGCAGGTCAAGTAGCTAGCCCAAGTACTCTTGCTGATGGGGCTGTAGCTCTTACTACAATGGATGGAGTTATTCTTAGTAGTACATCTGCAGATGATGTAGCAAGCACTACTCCTGTAGTATTAGTACAAGGTCAAGGTGCTAATAAACCTTTAATTAAGTCTGCTCCTTTTACAAGAGAAAGTCTTCTTTCATGGAAAGCTAAAAAATTTGCACCTGCTGCTCAACAAGTATCAACTGTAGGTTACAATGGAACCTCTGGAAATATTGTTAATCCTGGTGTAGGTACTAGTATTATTTTGCGTAATACTTTTAAAACTAACTTCTATCAATTTAGTGATAAATTAATGGAGTCTATCGTTGGTTACAAAGTAACTGCTGCTGATACTATTTTTACATTAGCAGATGCTCTAACTAAACGCGCTATTCAAGATGTACAAAAATATGTAAATATTCCTTATAAAGTAGAAAGGTTATTTAACGGTACTAGAACAGCTGCTACTGCTGCTACTACTGGTACTAGTAGATCTATTGTGGTTGTTGCTGCTGGTACTCCAGTTGTTAGTATAGCTGCTACAAATGCGTCATCTGTAGTAACTTTATCTGTAGCTACTTCTACAATTTCTTCAGTTAACTTTGTTGCTGGTGATTATATTGAATTAGCAGGTAAAACATATAAAATTGTTACTGTAGGTGCCACTGGAGGTGCTAGTATGTCTTTAACATTAGATGTAGCTTACCAAGGCCCAACAGCTACTATAGCTGCTGCTAATATAAAATTCTGGAACGGTACTCCTGATTACACAGCTTGCGGTATTCAATTTACAGGTCTTCCTCAAACTAAATTTGCTCCAAATATCTTCCGTTATGAAACTTCTAAGTTTGTAACTACTGCAACTAACTTTAGTACTACTGAAGTAGTTAATGCTGCTACAGTTCCAACTGAAGGTTCTGGTGTATATGAGCAAATTGCTGAAGAAGAATTCTTCTTCCAATTGTTTGAAGGTATGCATGATGCTAACTTGATTCAGGTTCCTCCTGTAACAATGCGTTCTAATGTTGAACTTACTGGATACTACTCAATCATTGATCTTGAAGTAGCTACTCAGTCTGGTACTATGAGCTTTATTAATAATCCAATTGCTCGTAAACAAGTTAGACTTGCTGTTAATGGTGGTTCTATTACTGGTGGTACACCTGTATCTCCTTCAAGTACATCTGCTGAATTAACTTATATTGCAGCTGTATTAGATGCTTTTATTACTGCAGGTACTACTTCAACTCCGTTGACTACTCAGTTAACCTAATAACAACTTTTAAATTTTAATAAAAAGGCTATGGCTAGTTATAGCTGTAGCCTTTTTTAATATAATTAATCCATGGCTTTACAATTAAATATAAATATAACTGAATATATTAATCAAGAATGGTTAACTTTTAAAGAGTTAACTGGTCTATACTCTTTAGCTAATACAACTGGTTGGGGTACTCCTAATCCAGCTACTGGTTCAGCTACTGCAGCAACTTTAGAAATGCAAGATATTAATGGTAACAGTTTAGGAATAGTTGATGTTTTTACTTACTTTCCTACCTCTGATACTAATTTTGAATTAAATATACTAGCAAGTGATTTTAATGGTAACACAACTAAGTTTAATGATGGTGTATATCAATTTATTTATAGAGTAGTTACTCCAACTGGTAACTATGAAAAACGTATTTGGATAGTATTTAAATGTGCTGCTGAGTGTAAAATGCAAAACTTATTATTAAAGCTTGTACAAGATTTTTGTGATACTTGTGAAGATGATGGTAGTGTATTAAAATATACTCAAGCTAGAATGATTTTAGATGCTGCTGAGAGTGCTGCTCAATGTGGAGATATTATTAGAGCTAGTTCTTTAATGGATATGTTCAATAGATTAAAGATTGAATATTGCTGCGATTAATAGATTTATAAACAATTTAATATAATATATAAAATGAGTTGCAACGGATGTGACGAAATAATAACAACTGGTAATCAAGGTTATGATGGCTGGAGTCCTGTATTAGCTTTAAGTGAAGATTGTGCTGGTAAAATAGTACATAGACTTATTAGCTGGATTGATGGTACTGGTACAAAACCTGATTACAATAGTAATATAATGACTGATGCTTGGTTATTAGTTAATCCTATTTATTTAAGTGCAAGTGGATTTACTGATGACTGTGATCAAGCTGTTAATTTACAACCTAGTAATGGTACTAACGGTACTAACGGTACTAATGGTACACAAGGACCTCCTGGTGAAGATGGTTGTACTCCTGAAATAAGTTTTACTGCTATTATAGTAGGAGAAGTAGAAAGTACTCCTTTAACAGTAGTACCTACTAGTGATGTACCTTGTGCTCCTAGTTTTGAAATAGAATTTCCTGAAGAGTTTTTTACTAGTGATACTGTAGTAGACGCTGTAACAGGTAGTGAAACATTTACTACTGCTGTAGAAAATGCTGTTGATGGTGTACTTAATGTAACACCTATATCTGTACCTGTAACTATAAGTACAGGTAGTTCTACTTTATTACAGTATGATAGTAGTGGAAATGGTATTGATCCAGCTCCAACTCTTTCATTATATACTACAGCTGGTAATAGTTGGTTTGATTATTATATAATAGGAAATCAAATGACTATTCAGTTTAGATTTGTATTATTTAGTAATTATTCAGGTACAATAAAATTACATGTAAAAATTCCAGCAAATAAAACTTCTTTATTAGGTACTGGAACTCCTATAATGATGAATAGAGCTACTAGTGAATTAAGAGTTCCTCAAATAAGTGATGCTTCAGATGTTGGACCAGGATGGTTAAGAATAAACGACAGATATGATAATAGTTCAACATACCGTTTTTGGGTTCCTCAATCTGTAGCACCAAGCCAATCACCAATAATTATTGCAGGTACGTATACTTTTTTAATAAATTAATATGGAAATAAATATAAATTTTTCGGGTGCTACTATTAGTTTAACTAATGCTATGGAAAGTGTTCCTTTTATAATAACAGGAACAGGTACATTAACTTCTAATTATATAATTACTACAACAGGTTCTTTTGATGAAGGATCTACATTCACTTTTTATTATAAAGGTGTAGTTGATAAAGCTACTTATAATTTTAATATATTAGGTACTAATCTTAGTTCTGCTCAATTAAATAGAGAATCTACAATAGTAGCTGTTTATAATGGAGTTACTTGGGATGTTAATCTTTATATTAATGCAGTTAATGATAACTGGATAACTTCATCTATAGCTGGTACTTGGCAAAATATACCTTATGATGATGGTGATATTATTAACTCTGGTTCAACTACAGGTACTTATACAAATACTACTGGTACTGAAGGTGCTAACTATTTAGGTCAGTGGAAAGCTTATAAAGCTAATGCTGCTAATTATTCTAATTCAGTTCCTTCAGCTAGAAGATTAAAATATAGAAAAAACTTAGATGGTACTGTACAAATTATGGGTCATTTAAGAAAGCAATTTGCTGTACCTGCAGCTACTACTAGTATTAAATTAGATAATAGTTTATACTCTAATACAATTACATCTCCTGCAGCTATAATTATGGATACTAAAGTATTATGGTATTATCAATTACCTAGTCCTATATTAGATTTAGGAAGTAATTTAGTACAAATATTACCTTGTGATTTATATGTAGAAGATACTACAGCTGATAATAATGATGTGTTTAGCAGTAATGCTAAAATATGGATAGGTCAAGGTACTTTAATAGTTCATAATTCATTTTTAAGTTTATACTCAGCTGCTACTATTACAGGATTAACAGCTAGTAGAAATTATACTTTATCAGCAATTATTAATGCGTCTTATATAGATCTATAACATGCAAAGAATTAACTTTACAGAATCTACTTTAAATACATTAAAGAAAACAGCTAACTGTTCATTTGCTAATGCTGTATACAAACTTACCATGAAGGCTCAACAAGGTCTTAAGTGTGATGATTTGTATAAGAAATCTGTGCTTATGAATGATGTTAATAAGATTCTTTGTAATTATAAGTTAGATACTTGTATATCATTTCATCCAGCTTTAGAAGGAGGAACTAATACTTGGACATTTGGTCTTGGTAGTTTTACTGGTACAATATCTTATTATCTTAATATAGATGGAGTAAATGTTTTTATTGGAGCAGGTAATTCTGCTGCAAACATTGTAACTGATATAATTAATAATAGTGATGGTACAGGTGTTACTGCTAGTTTAGATGGTAGTTATATTACAATAACAAGTCCTGTAGGATGTTTTGTAGAAGAAGATTTAACATCCATTAAAACACCTGCTGGTACTATACCAGCAACACCACTAGTATTTTTAGCTAGCAAATGTGCTCAAGAAGAAACTTGTATAGATTATACAGAAGAACAACTTAATTGTATTACTCCACAAGATTTACAAGTATTATATGAGTTTACTCATAAATATAAAGAAACCTTAGCTAAGTCTACTAAAAAGATATCTAATCCTAGTTCTAATACTAATACAAGTAATTCAACTGATTGTTGTACTTGGGGTAGTATAGGTGGTAGTATAGGTAATCAATCTGATTTGGTTAATTATCTAGCTACTGTTGAAAAGAATATGATATCTGTTAAAGATGAAGGTACTGAGATAACTGGTGATGTTAAAAGTATTAATTTTGTTGGAAGTGGTGTAACTGCTGCTAGTGTTAATAGTAATGTTACTGTTACTATACCTGGTGGTGGAGGTGGAAGTACTTTTGAATGTTCTGATTTAGTAGGTTGTGATGTTAGTCTATTAAATAACGATGCTGGTTATATTACTGAAGTTCCTAAATATACTGTTGACAATGGATTAACTGAAAGTCCTGCTAATAATTTTCAATTGGGAGGTATTTTAATTCAAAATACTACTATTGATACTGATACTAATGAATTATTAATAACAACTAGCACATCACCAAGTGCTCCTTTAGCAGTAGAAAATCTTAATTCTGATGACTCTACTGATGTAGATGGTATTGATGTTTACTCAGAAGTTGGTGTTGCTGGTGTATTTGAAATAAATCATTATAGTGATTCTAATATATTTCCAGTATTAGAACTTAAAAGAAATAGCTCAACTTCTTCTAGAAACTATGATGGTTTAGGTGGAGCTATTGATTTTTATTTAAGAAAAAATGATGGAACTTATACAGGTTATCCAACCGCTAGAATAGCAGCTAAATGGCTTGCTTCAGCTACCACTGATAGTCAAATAGAATTATGGGCACATTCTAATGGATTTCAAAAAAGAATTGCTACTTTTAATATTGATACTACTCCTAGATCAGGTCAAATAAACTTTGAAGAATATGGACTTGGTAATTTTGCTGTTAGTAATCCTGATTATTTATTAGCCGTTAATGGAGCTGGTGATATTATAGAAAGTGAAAATGTTGTTAAAACTTTTAAAAGAATAATAACAAGTGCTGAATTAGCATCTGTTGGTGCAAATCAAATAATAGCTGCTCCTGGTGCTGGTAAAGCAATAAATGTTATTGAAGCTAGTATTAAATTAGATTATAACGGTATTGCGTATACTCCAGTACTTGCTGGTATTGGTACTACTGGTGGTGGTTTATTTGGAATACCAACATCATTTTTTACAGCAACAAGTAATCAATTTGCAAAAATGTATGATATTAATACTTATCAATATGCTGATAGTACAACTTATATATCTAACTTAGTTGAAAATTCACCTATAAATTTTACAGTTGTAACACCTTCTAGTGTTGGTAATAGTACTATTACAGTTTATGGTTTATACAGAATAATAGATTTATAATATGAGTAATGATATATTATTAAACATAAAAAAGTTATTAGACTATCCTCAAGCTCTTGGTAATGAAACAATATTATTAGGTACTGGATATATATCTTTACTAACTGTACCTGAAATTGCTAACTATGCAATTATGACAATAGATAGTGGAGAAGGTAGAGTATGGTGGACTGGTACTAATCCTAGTGCAACTAGTGGTTTATCTTTACAAGCATTTGATGTTACAGGTAGACAGAATCTGCTTAACTTTAGAGCTATTGGTACAATAGGTACACCTTTATTAAATATTCAATATTTTTACTTACAAGCATGACATTCTTTAATAAAAAATCTACATTTGTACCTTATATTAAGGGTAGAGAGATTACAACAGTAGCTAATTATGCTGCTTTACCTGATCCAACAACTGTAGGAGATAAGTTTTATTGGTGTGAAAATAGTCAAGGAACTGCTTGGTTACCTGGATCATTAGGAGGTACTTACTATCCTAGAGGATTGTATTATTCCAATGGTACTACTTGGGAGTATATGGAAACTCCTATTCAAGCTACTCAAGCTGAAGTTGATGCTGGTATTATTGATGATAGATTTGTTAGTCCTAATACTTTATATAATGCTGATCAATGGAATAGTGTTAAAATAAAACTTTACACTAACGGAAATCTTAATAATGAACCAAATACATTAAATCTTGTAGAAGGTACTAATATGACTATTACAGATGATGGTAGTGGTAATATAACATTTGATGCTACAGGTGGAGGTGGGGGTAGTGGTATACCTAAAGCAACCGCAGCAGGTACGGATACGTACACAACAACAATAACAGGTGTTACAGGTTATGTTGATGGGGACGCTTACTTAATACGATTTACCAACGGCAACACAACAGGGGCAACGCTGGATATTAACGATGGGACTTCGTTCCTTGGTGCAAAAACACTATACCGCAATAACGATGGCGCAATAATAGGCGGTGACATTTGGGCGGGTGCTGAAATGCTTTGCGTGTTTAACTCAACTCTTGATGGGTTTCAATGTATCGGTACATCACCGAATAGCTTGTTTGCCTACGTTGTAAACGCTGACTCGGTGACAATAAATAGAGGTCAACCTGTGTATGCTTTTGGTAGTACAGGCAACAGAATGAGCGTTAAGTTGGCGAACAACCAAAGTGATTTAACATCTGCACAAACTTACGGACTTGTTTATAGCACATCAATAGCAGCAGGTCAAAAAGGCATCATCATTATTCAAGGTGTTTTAGATGGGTTAAATTTGGGCGGTACTTGGGCAGATGGTGATCCTGTTTATTTAGGAGCATCAGCAGGGGCAATAACCAAAACAAAGCCATACGCACCTGACCATTTAGTGTATTTGGGTGTTGTTGAACGTGCAAACGCTGGTAATGGTATTATGTATGTTAGAGTACAGAACGGATATGAACTTGATGAATTACATGATGTGTCAGCGCAAACACCTGCAGACAATAACACATTGATTTATAATTCATCAAACAATTTATGGGAAGCTAAAGCAATAAAAGTAACTGACATATCAAATGGAACGGTAGTAACAGGAACTGTAAATAACACGCTTTCAAAAAGTTTGCTTGTAAAGGCAAACACACTTAAAGCAGGTTCAGCAGCTCAATTTATTGTAAGAGCGGCTAAAACAGGCAATGCGGGAACTATACAACTGCGCTTATATTGGAACACAAGTCCGTCTTTAATAGGAGCGATTTTATTAGCCACTACGGCAGCTAACGCAGCAAGTAGTGTTTTTTCGCAAATGTCAAGGTGGATACCTGTTGAGGTGGCAAACGGAACAGTAAATGGAACACGTATGTTCACACCCACAACATTTGCAGCATCTGACTTCGGAGTATCAACTGCTGCGATTTCTACATTAGCATTAAATTGGACTGTTGATAGCTACTTAATATGCGCTATTCAAAATGGTGCAGCGGGTGATAGTTCAGTATGTAATTTTTTAGCATTAGTATAATATGACAATATACAACAAGCAAGTAACAAGCACATATTTTGAGCAGATAGATGAATTGGGATGCCACATTGAACTTGATGGCTGCATCACATTCGTTTATTTAAGAGATACTACTTATTCAACAATGGATGAATTAAAACAAGCAATAGAATCTTTAAAATTTGATTAATATGAAAAAATATTTAACTTTCTTATTTACTAAAAGACCTTGGGCTGTAGTAGTTAATGCATTTATACTACTATTCTTTACAATAGGATTACCTGGTTATTATCATAACGAATGGATTGTTACTACTATATGGGATATAGAAGGAACAACATCTAAAGTACTATTTAGTTTATTTCTTGTTTTAACAGGAATAGCTTGTTTACTACAAGTTTATGATGAGTTTAAAAATAATAAATGAACTCAATATTAATATTAATAATTGGTTTACCAATAGCAGTTATACTAGGAGCATATTTAGCAACAAAAAAATTAAATAAAGAACTAAATGAATCACTTAAAAAAATTGGATATAAGATACTTTGTGTTTTTGCTATTTTTAATTTATTTGATAACAGCTCTAGTGAAGTGCAGGACAACCAAGAATCCAACAAAAAGACAGATTAAAAACACTATTAAATGCGTTTATAATGATAACAATATTTATTATACTAAGTTGGATAAGCTACGGAATTATATCTTCTGCTAAAGGAATATATGATGGTTATTTATGGCATTATTGGCTAGAGTCTTGGTTTAAAAAGATACTAAATAGTAATACATCTCTTAAAGGTATGCAAAATGAAGGTAAGTATTTACACAAAATTGGTAGTTATTTAACTGCTTTACCCTTATTAATAATACTATTAGGTGCTTTAGCTTTAAACTTTAGTATACTTAAACTATTGTTTTTAGGTATTAGCTTATCTACAGTTAATCCTTTATTTCATTTAGGGTATATGTTTTATACTAGAAACAAACTAAATAATAAAACCTATACAGATAGTTTTAAATCAACTCACACCATATCTGATGGTAATACAGATAAGTTTAAAAAACTAACGGTTAAGCTATTCAATACTTATAAAAAAAGAGTTATTTTTGCAATTATAAGCATAATTACATTATTATTGTCAATCTTTATTTAAAACTATGATACAACACTACCAAGAAGAACTTAAAAATTTTATAGAAGAAGCAGCCAAATTCTTTGGTGTAGCTACTATGGGAATATATGGACAATTCATTGTAATGCTAGGAACACTTAGCTTTGTAAGTTATGGAGAAGCTACTTTTTTATCAGATGTCCATTCAGGTAATGACCTCTTAAAAATCTTTTTAGAATTTATAAACTATGGTGCTAAGTTCTTTACAATGTGTGTAGGTGCTATTACAACTTATAAATTTGTAGAAAGTATTGGTATTAAAATTACTAAGTTTATAAAAAGTAAAAAACATGTTAACAACCCAACAGATAATAAGTAAATATGGTAAACCAACTCAAAATGGTTCACCTTATTTAGTTTCAATCAAATTACCTTATCCTATGAGATTAGCTTGGGATAAGAATACTAAAGTAACTACTATGAGATGTCATAGACTAGTAGCTGATAAGTTTCTTGCTGTATTTAATGATATATTAAGAACTTATGGTTATGCTAAAATAGTAGAATTAGGTATTGATTTATTTGGAGGATGTTTTAATTTTAGAGCTATGAGAGGTGGTTCTGATTATTCAAGACACTCTTGGGGAATAGCAATAGATTTAGATCCTGAAAGAAATCAATTAAACGAAACTAGTAGAACAGCTAGATTTGCTAGACCTGAGTATAAACCTATGTTAGAAGCTTTCTATAGAAATGGTTTTATAGGACTAGGACCTGAAAAAAATTATGATTGGATGCACTTTGAAATTAAAGATTAATGGAAATAAAACTTAAACAAAATAACTATATAGTAGTTAAGAATATACTAAGAATATGTAAAGCTGCATTAGGAGCTATTGGTATGACTTTTGTAGTAACTGATTATAAATGGACAGGCGTAATCATATTAGTATTAGCTGCTGTTTGTAATGAGAGTTTAGATATAATTAAAGAAACTGAAGAACAACATGAAAATTAAAGCGTATAAGAGAGTTTTAATAGTATTAGGTATATTACTATTCCTAATTTGTTTAGGTAGCTGTAATGCAACAAAAAGAGCTGAAAAGAAATTTCAAAAGGCTATTAACAAGTTTGGGCAGAAAGAATCTGCTAACTATATAATAACAAAATATCCTGAATACTTTAAAACTAAAACTATTCATGACACTACAATAGTTAAAATACCTGTCATTATACCAGGTGATACACTTAATGTAGGATTTAATTGTGACAGTTTAGTACAATCTTTACAAGATGGTACAACAGTTGCTTTGGGTGAAAATAAGAAACTTAAACTTGAAGTAGAGAAATTAGGTAAAAGACTTAAGATTAAAAGTACTTTAAAACCTGATACTATAGTAGTACATGACACTATTCCAGTTACTGTACAAGTACCTTGTCCTGATATAGATATGTTATCTACAAAAGATGTAGAACTATTAACAGAACAATTAAAACATAAAAAAGCTCAAGTTACTAACTTGTATCTTATTATAGCCCTATTAATAGCTGGTTTTATTGGATTTGAATATTTTAAATATAATAAAAAACAAGATAAAACTATTTAATTTAATAGATTTGATTTGTATAAACACATTATATTACTTTATTAACATACAGGCTCTTACTCAAGTATGAGCCTTTTTACTTAAAATAAATGGCTACAACAACATCTTTAGATCATATTGTATATTTAGTACTTGACCAAATTAGAGGTAGATCAGTAGTTACTGATACTATATTACCTGAGCAAGTTGAACAAATAGTAATTAATTTAAGATCTCAACTTATTAAACAAGATTCTAATAAAGGTTATACAGCTGATCCTTACATTATTCAAGACTTAGGTTGTGTTGAAATGGAAGTAGTAGATGCAGCTGAATCTTGTATTATTGAAGCAGGTTGTAATTTATTAAGAAGTGTTAAACCTATACCAAGCACAATAGAACTTCATCATAGTCAATTATTTACTAGAGTAGGACCTGTTAATAAGGGATTACCTGGTTATGATTATGTGCATTATGAAAGAATACCTTATGTATTAAATAACAAATATACTAAAAATAGAGTTAAGTATTATATGCAAAATACTAACGGTTATTTGTATCTTATAGTACCTAACAATATATTACAGGTATTAAAGTTTATAAATATACAAGGTGTATTTGAAGATCCAAGAGATGCTTATAACTTTGAAGATTGTGATGGAAAACCTTGCTATTCTTCAACAGATCCTTTCCCAATTAAAAACTGGATGGTTAATAGTATAGTAGATATGGCTGTTAAATTGTTCTTAGCTACACAAGCTTCAGTAGCTGAAGATACTACTAATAATAATGAAAATGATTACACAACACAAGCTAAGTAATACTGAATTAGGTATTAAAGAAAGAGGTAAAGGTAAGTATCTTGCTGATTATGGATTAGGAGATTATTATAAATATTATTTAAATAATCTTAGTAAAGCTGAATTACCATTAGGAACTGATTTAAAAGATTTAAAATACAATGTATCTTTTAATAAGTATAGAAGTGTGCTTATGAAGATATTTAGAAAAGCTAGAACTAAAATGATTCTTACTAATTCTGAATATCCACTACCTTGTAAGATGGGTAGAATTATGATACAGAAAGTTAGAAAAAAACTACAATTAGATGAGAATGGTAATGTAATTAAACGAGTACCTATTAATTATAAAGCAACTAGAGAATTGTGGGCTACTGATCCTGAAGCTAAAGAGAAAAGATTAAAAATATATCAGTTTAATGATCATACTAATGGTTACAGATTAAAGATAGTATGGTTAAAAAAGAATTGTAATATGAATAAAAAGAAATATTACAAACTTACAGCTGTAAGAGAATTTAAAAGACAAGTACCTGAACTAATTAAAAAACATCCTGAGTTAGATTTTTTTGTAAGTCCTTTCTCAGATTACTAATATACAAATTAAAATATGGCATTAAATGGTAAGTTAATTTCAGTTAATGAAGTTATAAACAATGTACTTAGAGATAACCAATATAAGAATCAACAGTTTGAAGTAGGAAGTTTTGTAGAATGGGCTAATGAAGCTTGTGATTTAATAGGTGTACCTTATAATCTTATTAATGATTATGCAATTATTGATATTGAGAATCATAAAGGATTTATACCTTGTAACCTACATACTTTAGATCAAGCTATGGTACTTACTAAAAATGGTGTAATAGTACCTATGAGAGGTTCAACTTCTACTACTCATCCTTGGAACATTAATAACATTAATGACTATCCTTTAGTTAATCCTGTACAACCTGTAGGATTTGATCCTGATGGTAATCCTATTATTAACTTTAATAATTATGATAATGCTATTACTAAAGGATTAATTAATAACTTACCTTACACATTAAGAGATATTACTTATAATGTTCAAGGTAATTATATATTCACCTCTTTTAAAGATGGTGCTCAAGTAATTATGTTTTATAAAGCTTTTCCAGTTGATCAAGAGGGTTACCCTCTTATACCTGATGATATTAGCTTTAAACAAGCTGTACAATCTTATATAAGACTTAAAGTAGATTACTTACTATGGAGAAGAAATATTATTGCTAGAGATGTATTTGAATACTCTGAAAGAGAGTGGATGTGGTATGTAGGTCAAGCTAAAACTAAAGCTCTTACTCCTAATTATGATATGATGGAATCTTGGAAAAATCAACACCTTACACTTATGCCTAGAATTAATGAACAAGCTAGAAACTTTGAAGGTATTGGTCAATCTCAATATATTAACTTTGGTATGAGAAACTATAGATATTAATACTAATGGCTCAAGAAAAAGAACAAGAACAAGGTGGTCAAACTAATGGTATTGCAATAAATACTTTTACTGGAGGTATTAACCAAGACTTAGCTAAGACTATATATAAACAAGGTAATTATTTAGATGCTCTAAATATTACTTTACTTACTGATGGTGGATTAAGTACAGCTGTTGTACAAAATAAGAAGGGAACTAAACTACAAATTCAGTTTCCTACAACTATTCCAGCTGCTACTTATGAATCTAATAGAGAATATCCTCAAGTTGTACCTGCTCAAGAAAATATAAAAGTTATTGAAGGTTTAGCAATAACTGATGGTAGTGGAGTACAAAACTTATTCTTTATTACAAAGAGTAATGCTGTAGGTAATCCTAATGATAATGGTTATGGTCAAATATGGAAATGTAATTTTTTAGGTACTAGTGATAATATAGCAGGTGCTATTAATGGTTTTGAATTAACTGTTAATAATCATATGATGTATAATAGAGATCTTAACTTTAAGTTTGTAGAAAGAATTAAAACTATTGGTAAGTATGAGAATGAAAACTTTTCTAGAATATACTGGACTGATGGTATTAATCCATTAAGAAGTATTAATACAATAGGTTCTTTACAATCTTTATTAAATATACCTGTTAGAACTTTAAATATAGTATCTGAATCTAATTTAGATACTCCTGTTATTAGTAGATTAATTAAAGGTAGTTTACCTGAAGGTAAATATCAATTAGCTTATAGATTATTAAGTAAAAGTGGAGATTTAACTAACTTCAGTACTTGTAGTAATTTAATAGATGTTATTGAAGGTAATGAGTTTAATAGTGAACTTGGATACCCATTAGCTGATACAATAGAGTATACTACAGATGTTATGGCTGCTACAGATAATAAAGAAGTTATTGACTCTGATAAAGGTATTGAGTTTTATATACCTCGTATTGATAAAGATTATGAAATGATTCAATACGCTTTAATATATTATAGTCAACCTAATTTACCTGAAATATTTGTATATCCTTATAAAGAAATATCTTTATATAGAAATCAATATGAAAGCTTTACTGATTTATTTAGTGATACTTTTCTATTAACTACAGAAGAGTTTAATATAATGTATGCTCCATTTGAAAAAGTAGGTACTATTGAAGTTAAAGATAATATCTTATTTGCTGCTAATACTACTAACGAAATGTTTAAGGTTAATATAGATTACAGAGCTTATAGATATAATGATAGTGGTGAATGTACTACTTATGAATTAGATGGTAATACAAATACTTTTACTACTAACTATCCTAATAATGATTTATTAGATGTTATTAATCCTTATAATGATGAGAGTGGTAAGATATTTGGTTTAAATAATGTAGGTAATCCTACAACTTGGTATAATAATCATCAATATAAATATAAACAAGATGGTGTTACTTTAGGTGGTCAAGGTCCTAATATTGGTTATACTTTTGGTACAACTAGTATAGTTGTGGATACTAATCTTACCCAACAACTTAATAGAGCTCCTTTAATTAAAACTGATGTAGATTATACTGATACACTTACAAGTGTACCTAATCATATTACAGGTAACAATGGTAGCTTTAGTAGTTTAAAATCTCCTTATAAAGCTAGCTGTCAAGTATCTTGGCAACGTGGAGAAGTATATAGGTTTGGTATTACTTTTTATAATAAGAAAGGACAAGCTTCTTATGTTAACTGGATAGGTGATATTAAGATGCCTGACTTTAATGAAACTAATAATCCTGCTTGTTTACTATCAAATTATAATGTTGGTAAATTAACAATGTATTCTACTTATATAGATTTTGATGTTAATGTACCTCAAGATTTAGCTAAAGAAATTAGTGGATTTAGAATAGTATATGTTGAAAGACAAGAAAATGATAAGACTAGGTTTGGTACTGCCATTACTGGTGGTATGCAAACTTTTGATAGAATGAATATCAATAATAACCAATTTGGTATAGATTATACTATATCAATTATAGCAACTGTTATTTGTTATAAAATAGGTAATTACGTAGATGATTTAACTGATTTAGGTGGACAAGATCCTTTTGGTATTAAACAAGATATTAGAGGAAAAGTAATGCGAGCAGCTGCAGCAGCTATTTATAAAAAAATAGATAATATGCCTTCAGCAGCTCAACAAAGAATAACTAGTTCTGAAGATTTAGCTGACTTTTTAGATTCTGTTTTAGATGGAGCTACTAATAATGCAGGTGGATGGATGACTGCTTTAGCTGGAGGTAATTTACTTAAAATGTTATTTCCTAAAACTATTGAAAAAATTAAAGAATCTATTAAAGAAGATTTAAGAAAATTATTAGCTTATAAAGTAGCTGGATTACATCCTAACGTATATTCTTTAGGTCAAGTAGGATTTGCTAATGCTGCAATAGCTAGTTCTTCTTTAGCTCATATAGGATACACAATATCTCCTAATGTTGACTTTAATAAATATGAATTTAAACAAGGAGATTATTTAAAACCTATTAATACATTTAAACAAGGTAATAAAATTGTAAATGAATTACATAGAGATTCTACTGTAGGAGTATACAATATATTAGATAGTTCTGCTTACTTAAGAAAATGGTATAAAGGTACTACTTTATCTTGGAATCAAGTAGCTGATAGTGATGCTAGAAGAATATATATTAATAATCAAAAAGTACTTATACCTGGTGAATTATTAGGATCTGGTTTTGATAGTGTAATGATTAGTCAAAATGCTGAAGGCATAGATTTAGATTTTTTAATATCTAATAGTTATATATCTTCAATACCTCAAGCTAATAAAGCGGGTATGTTAATTACTGATAGTAATCTTAATTTAAATGATGTTATATCTGCTGTTGAAACTGGTATTACAAGTGCTGGTGGAACATATGTTAAAGTTGAAGGCGAAGCTTTTTTAAATAAAATAGTAAGACCTCACCTTGTATTAGGTATAGGAGATAAAAAACATATGATTATTACTAATGCTTTATTTGGTGATAATGGTATACCTGTAGAAAATTGGTTTGAAAATTATGAAGAAGAATCTTATAAATATGAATTAGATACTTTAAATGATGTTTACAAAGCAAAGCATGCTCTTAGATTTAAAGATCATGGTGGAGATTATACAGTAACTTATTGTAGACCTATAAGTAATAATCAATATGGTGGAGTAGGTTATAGTAGTAGAGCTAATAATGAGTATATACCTGCGAGTGAATATTATTCTTATACAACTAGATTAGGTAAAACTGTAAATATGAAAGCTGGTTTAGGTGATACTTATGTAGGAGTATATGATGCAGTTAATTACTGTTATTACTATAATCAAGTAAGACCAGCTGGTTATCAAGATCCTATTAGAAGTAAGAAAGGAATGTATGAAATATTTCCTTGTGAAGCTAGTTTTAACTTTAGTTTAAGAGAAGGTAATCACCCAATTATTAGTTTATCTCCAGATGATTTAAAAGAGAATTCTGATTTTAAAACTGAAAGTATTAGTAATCCTGATCAAAGTAAGTTATTTAATTTTGTAACAAAAGCCATACCTAAAATTAAAAGAGTAGTTTTTGGAATTTTTACAGCTGGTGGTTCTGAATTTATGTATTATTTAAAAAAACGTATGATTAAAAATGGTCCTGATACTGCTAATTTAGTATTAAGAAATGAAAGATTCTTATTATCTGAGTTTAAGTATAATGATGTGTTTAATCAAAAATATAACATTCAAAAGTATTTTCCACCTAGTTTATTTTATGATAATGAAGTAGATCAATATACTAATAGAATATGGCATTCTGCTCCTAAAATAGATGGTGAGGTAATTGATAGTTGGAGAAACTTTCAATTTGTAGATTACTTAGATGTTGAAGGTACACTAGGTCCTATTATAGAATTAGTTGTTAATAAGAATAAAATATTTTATTATCAAACAAATGGTGTAGGTGTTGCTAGTAGTAATGAAAGAGGAGCTGTTCAAGGATCTGAAGGTAATATAATTTTAAGTAATAATAAAATATTATTAAGATATGATTACATTACTAAGGAAACTGGTACATCACAACAGTATAGTGTTATTAATACTAATAGTGCAATATATCATTATGATAATAATCTTAAAAAGATATTTAAACTAGGAGAAGGATTAGAATGTATATCTGATAACTTAGGTTTATTTAGTAAACTACAAAGTGTAAATAATGATATTAATAAAACACTTAATACTGTCCATGGTATATATGATACAGAATATCAAACAATATACTTTACATTCTTAGATCCAGTTAATTCTCAAAATAGTTTTACTATTGGATATAATGAAAAGTTAAATGTATTTGAAAGTTTCTATAGTTTTAAACCTAAGACTTACTTTAGAATGAATACTATGGTATTTGGTAGTATGAGTAATAATCAATGTTATTGGCATAATAAAGGTGATTATGGTAGTTTTTATGGTACTACTTATCCAAGTAAAATTAAAGTATTAACTAATGATGCACCATTAACTACTAAAGTATGGGATAATCAAAAGTTTCAAACACAAGTATATAATACTAATGGAGTATTACTTAATAATGATACATTTGATTTTATTCAACATAAAACTGAAAATCAAGATACAGGTTTAATTACATTAACTCCACAAAGTAATATAGTTAAGAAAGAAAGAGATTGGAAATTGATTATACCTAGAGATATTAATAATGCTACATTTAGTACTTTAAGTAAACCTAGATTAAGAGATATGTATTTAGAAACTGAAATAACTTATACTAATGCAAATAATCAAAGATTTATTTTACATCCAATAACAACATTTTATAGACAATCAATACATTAAGATATGCCAGATAAGAAACAAGAAATAATACAAGAACCTATGAATAAAAAACAAACATATACAGCATCTCCCAATCTTAAAAAGATGGGTAAATCTACAGGTAGAGAATATGTAGATGGACAATGGATAGAAACTAAATCTAAAGGTGGAACAGTTAAAAAATATGCACTTGCAGGAACTATACCTCCTATAGATGCACTAAATACAGCAGGAGCAGCTGGTGCCACAGGTGCTGCTGGAAAATTTAAAAATTATTTTAAATCTGATGCTGGTAAATCAGATATTAAATCAATAATACAAGGATTACCTAGTTTAACTGATGGAAATCAACAACAAACTTCACAAGATCCTAATGCTCCTGTTAAAAAAAGTACAGGTAAAACTATAGGTGGAATTGCTGGTGGAATTGCTGGTCTAGCATTAGCTCCATTTACTGGAGGAATTAGTACCGTAGTAGGTCCTGCATTAGGAAGTATGATTGGTGGAGGAATAGATAATGTTCAGTACAAAAATAAAACTAAAGATTATAATGATCAACAAAATGCAATGACTTCTAATATAGCTGGTAACTTTAATCCTAATGCTCAAACTAAGCAATTTAAAAAAGGTGGTGAGTTAATTAAACGTGCAGATGGTTCTTATTCTCAAAGAGGTCTTTGGGATAATATAAGAGCTAATAAAGGTAGTGGTAAAACTCCTACTAAAGAGATGCTTAAACAAGAAAAAAAGATTAAAGCTAAAATGGCTAAAGGTGGTATAGATACTAGTAACTCTATGAGTGGTCCTAAGTATGCTAAAGGTGGTTTTGATGCTAATAATCCTGCTATGGGTAATACTACACAATATGCACCTGATGCAGAATTTTTTACTAATAGTGAAGCTCCTGCAAGTGCTAGTAATTTTGCTGTAGATTATGGAAGTAGAAGAAGTCCTGCTCAAACTCAAACTCAATCAAAACAAAAACCTGCTATTAATGTAACAGATCCTAATGATCCTAGATTAAAAGCTTATAATGATAGTTTAAATTTAAATAAAAATTATACCAATCAAATAAATTCATTAAGAGAAGAACTTAAGTCAGATAATCAACAACTAAAAACTAAAGGTTCTATACCATTTCAAAGATTTGAATTTAGAAATAATTATATGAATGATCCTATAAAACCTTCTCAAATTATGTATTTTGATAATGGAATTGAAAATTTTGAAGATTATTATTATTGGGAATTTCCTTATTACAAAGCTCCAGTACAACCGTATAAACTTGTTTCTCCTTCAATTACAAATAAACCAACAACACCAAAATCTAATAATTTAGTAAAACCTGCTCCAAGAGAAACTTTAAATAAAATGCCTATATCACCAATTAAAAAATTAGATACTAATTCAATTCAAGCACAACCTAATTTACAAACTAAAGAAATTCCTACAACACCTTCTTCAAATATTAAAGACCAACGTACTTACACTGCTTCTAAAATGTTAGGAAAAATGAATAAACCTACTGGATATATTAATGAAGGTATGAATGAAGGAAGACAAGAAATTACTAAATCTAAAGGTGGTGTAGTTAAAAAGTATGTGAAAGGTGGTATGCTTAAACCTATGGGTAATGATATGTATGAAGTTAAATCATATAAGAAAGGTACTGATAAGGTAGAGTACAGACCTAATGTATTTATTGATAATAAAGAGATTATACGCAAGAATCCTGATGGATCTACTCAAATACTTAGTGATGATTTAGGATACGCTAAAGTAGCTAAAAACATTGCTAGAGCTAAAGGTGGTAATATAACTGATAATCAATTTGATCAATTATATATGAATCAAGAAATGTCTAAAGCTAGTAAAGGTAAAGGTAATAAATATGTGGAAGGTGGTACTGATGGTCCTAAAGATACTAAAAATTTTCAAGATTGGTTAGATATAAATCAACCTACTTGGCTAAAAGGTAAATCTTTAAATAAAGGTGCTGGTTATGGTACTTATGGACCTAATACAACTGCTGCTTATAAAAAGTATGGTAATGTTTATGAAGCTAGATTTACTCCTCCTGAAGTTAAAGATGAAGGATTTGTTAATTTAGATGGTACTAAAGAACCTATATTATCATCACCTACTGTAAGTAAAGATTTAGAAAATAGTATATTAAAAGGTCCTAGTGATGGTTATTCATGGCAACCTTCAAATTTATCAACAAAACCGCCTAAAGATAAAAAATCTCTTGATACTAAAGTTAACCCATTAGGTTATTTATCTAGTCTTGCTGGACCTGCTTATAATATTGCTCAAGGTTTAAAAGGTGGTGATCCAGTTGATTTTGAAAGAATGAATACTAAGTATCAATTTGCTGATCCTAGAGGTGCTATGGCTGCAGCTAGTAGAGGAGTAACATCTGCTTACAATGCTGCTAAAAATGCTGCTAAAACTACAACTACTAGTGCTGGTGAGTATCTTGCTAATATGGGAAATTTAGCTAGTAAAGAAGGTATGGATAGAGCTAGTGCTTTAACTGCTATTAAAGCTCAATATGATATGGCTAATACACAAGGTTTAAATCAAACTAACTTAGCTAAAGATCAATATAATGCTCAAACTCAAATGCAAGAATCTATTGCTAGACAACAAGAACAAGATGCAGCTAGAAATGCTCTTAGTCAAGGTTTAAGTAATATAGGTCAAAATACTATGGGTTATACTTCTGAAAGAAATAGAGCTAAATCTGATAAATTAATGGCTGGAATGCTTAATGAAAATTATGAAGTAGTATATAATAAAGATACTGATAGTTATGAGATACAACCTAAGAAAGGGAAAAAATCAGGATCTAATGTTATAAGTACTTTTGGTGAACCTCCTAAAAAAGAAGAATCTTCTAATAAATAAATAATTAATAACTATAATAAAAATAATAATAGTAGTCTTAATAAATAGGACTACTATTATTATATTAATAATAAAAAAATAAACATGAGATTTTTTCAACCAACACCAACTCAATATGTACCTCAATATACTCCTTTAAATTTAGAGTTAATGAAACAAACTTTAGATGCTAGAGAGATGCAAGATTTAAAAGCTGAAGATGCATTAGCAGAAGCTGCTAATAGTCTTGTAGTGAAAGGAGGAATGTACACTAAGCCTGAAGAAATAGAAGAAGTAAATAATTATTTACAATCTAATATAAATAATGTTGCTCAAAAATTGCATGCTGGTGATATTGATGCTAAAGATGCTGTATTAAATATTAATAGATTAAAAACATTCTATAATACACATCCAAGTGTACAGTTTTTTAAAGAAGATGAAAATTTAACTAATCTTACTAGAACAGCAATGACTCAAGGCAAACTAAACAATGCTGTAAGTCCTGGTGCTACATATTTTGATAATCAACTTAAAATCAATAGACCTATTAGTTGGAAAGAAGGTAAAGAAAGTTTAGCTAATGCTTACAATTTTAAAACTCCTACAAGTATTGATGCTGAACAAAATTATGGTAAAAGATATGCTGATATAAAACCTAGTTCGCTTATACAAGAATATGCTAATCAAAATGGATTTACATTTCAACGTGATTCAGCAACTGGATTACCTTTAGTAATAGATAAAAAAACAGGAAGAGTTGATGAGCAAGTTACATGGCAAATGTTATATGATGCTGGATTAACAATGGCTCCTGATGAATTAAAAAATTCAGCTACTGATTATGTTCAATATCAAAAAGCAAGATATAAAAATTATACACCACAACAATTTGCTAGAGAATTTGCTAATGCAGGTGCTGCTAAAATATTTACTAAGACAGGTATAACTAGTGAAAACAAATATAATGTTTTAGAATCTTTATATAATGCAGAACAAGCTGCTGCTGCGGCTGCTGCTATAAATCAAGATTTTGAAGCTCCTACAGCTAATATTATTCCAAGTGATCAAGAATGGGGAATAAGACAAGGTAAATTTATTACCAATCCGTTTGGTTCTCCAGATAATTTACCTGATAATATGAATATAAATGATTTAGATAATCCTAATAGTACTACAGGATTAATAATAGCAAAAATTGCAACACCTGATGAAAGACATCAATATATTATAAATAACCCTAAAGCATCTTCAGAAGAAACTACTCCTAATTGGAATTTAGTACAACCATATGATTTACCTGAAACAGAAAAAAAATATTTTGAAAACTGGTTAAAAAATAATAAAAAACATGGATATATGTATGATAACTACATAGTAAATAATCCTAATAAAGTGGATATAAATCCTAAAAAACTTGCTGGAATATATAAAGATTTCTTTAATGATATGAAAGAATATACTCAAGATATTGTTAAAACAGCTTCTACAGCATCACAAGTTAATTATTATTCAGATGCTTCTATAAATGATGATTTGAAAAAAGGTCAATACGGTGAAGCTCGATATAAACAACAAGCTCAAAGAGTTTGGACAACATATGTAGGTAATAAATCTACTGGTACAATATCTGATGTATTAATAAATGCAGCAAATAATAAAAGTAGAATATGGAGTATAACTGATAAAAAGTTTATCGATCCTAATAGTAAAGAATGGATAGCAATAAATACAGATCATGGTAAAGTATCAGTACCTTCTTTAGGTAGAACTAATCCTGAAAATTTACTTAATGTGCTTACTGGTGATGAAACATTTAAAAATGGTATAACATTTTCTACACCTGATGGTAAACAATATTTAATTGAAGATCGCACATATGGTGTTGGTGATTATAATAAAGCTGAACCATTTGTTACTGAACTTTATAGAAAAGGTAAAATGGCTTTAGGACAACCTGTAAAAACAAATTGGGATAATGATAATGATATAATATATAAAATTGATAAAGATAATCAAGTTATCTTATTAGATAAAACAGGTACTAAAGATATTGGAGTATTTAAAAATACTGCTGATATGAGTTATCAATTAGTGCAAAAAAATAATCCATTTGTTAAAGAAGCTTTAGTACCAAAAAAAACTAAATCTACTACTGGAAAAAAGTAGAATCTCCAGTAGAGGTTAAAGCTCGACCTGCTGGAGTTACTAGAGCTGAAAGTAATAACAATCCTGGAAATTTAAGAGGATGGGATATGCAATTACCTAAAGATGATAAAGGTTTTGATCAATTTCCTACTTTACAAAATGGATGGAGTGCTTTAAATAGACAAGTTAAAAAAGATGCTTTACCTGAAAGAAAGCATACTGTAGATACTTTTATTGAAAAGTATGCTCCTGCTTCAGATAATAATAAGCATAAAAACTATGTTAATTATTTTGTAGAAAATGTTAATAACGCAGCTAGAGAATTAGGTAAAGTTATAAAATTTACTGCTGATACACCTTTAAAAACTATAGTAGATACTATAGGAGAGAAAGAAGTATCTAAAATTATATCTAAGAAAGAAGATATTAAAACTTATAAAAAGTTAGAGCAAGCTAATTTCTTTGAAACTAAACCTGTAGTTAAACCAACAGTACCTGCTAAAAGAGATTTAAGTTTTATACCAACTAAAAAAGTTACTAAAAGTATAAAAGAAACAACTACAGATAAAGTAGTTGATTATATTAATAAAGCTCCTTGGTCAGAGCCTTCTAAATTAATTACTTATTTTTCAACTGTATATGATACCAAACAAAGAAGTGAAGGTAAAAATTTAAAAGAAGAAACTAAAGTTAAAACTCCAGTTGTAAATATAACTAATAAAGATAAAGTAAAATTAGGAAGTTCTTATAAAGATAGTAATGGGTTAGTTTATGGTAAAAGTGTAGTAGATATGTCTAATGGTATATATGTTACTTATCAACCTAGAAATGAAAAATCTAAAAACAGAAAAGATATTAATAACGCTATTATGATTTCTGATTATCTATATGATATGGATTTTACAGATAATACAAATCATGAACATGCTCAAAATAGTTTAAATAAATTAAAATCTGGTAAAACAACTCAAAAATTTGTTCAAGTGAGAGAACCTTCTAAAACAAAAGGAGAATATATAGTTAAAATTAAAAAAGTATCTGACTTAACAGAAAATGATTTTAAAAATAATAATATATATAGACAGTCTTATGCTAAATTAAGTGATCTTGATATTACACCTGATGGTAAAAAAATTAAATTAACTAATTATGCTAAAAAATGGAATGTTGCTTTATTTGTAAATCAAGGCTTACCGTTTCATGAAGCAGTTGGTAGTGAGCATAATTTAAGATTGCCTGGAGGTAAGGGTAATTATGGTAAATATCAAAATATATCAGAACTAAAACAATTTGGACCTTATTTAGGAGGAACTGTAACTATAATATCAGATGATGGTAAAATAGTTAAAAAAGTTACTGGTGGTGTAGGAGATATAGTTGAAGAAGCTCAAAGAATTAAAAAACAAACTGATGGAAAAGAAGTTTATTTTTTACAATCCGATGCTGGAAGTATGAATGTTAAAGCTTTTGCTAAAAATAATAAACTTACAAAAGATCAATTAGGAATACTTAGAAATTTAGAACCACAAGCTGGAGCTGCTGAGATTTTATTAAATAAATAAAATTAACAAATAGAAATATTTGATTTAATAATACCAATAAATAAATAAATAACATGCCTGAAAATAATAATACATATTTATCTCAATTTAAACCTCAAGATTTTAGTGGTTTATTAGCAGTTGCACCAAAAGGTGCTACTACTATGTATGGATTTAAAGAATCTCAATACGCAAAGGATTTTAATGTACCTATGTATGGTGAGATGTCTGATAAAGTAGCTGCATTACAAGAAGCTAGAGCTCAAGAACAACCTTTTTATGATAAACTTGCTAACAGTACACTTAAATTAGCTGCTGTTGCTGGTACTACATTTGTAGATATATATGCTGGTACTGCTACAGGTTTAATTAACATGGGATTAAAAAGTACTGAATTATTAATTGATAATAAAGAAGATAATTGGTGGGATGCAACTAAATCTGTTGTTAATGCTTTTGTTAATAATCCTACATCTGTAGCTCTTAATAGTTTTAATGATTGGCTTGATAGTGATGTTTTAGTTAATTATAGAACTAAAAAAGAAATGGATAATGAGTGGTGGCAAAATGCTTTAAGTGCTGAAGGTGCTGCTAACTTTTGGGGAGAAAATATATTAAAGAATGCTGGTTTTATGGTAGGTGCTATGAGTGCTAGTAAATTAGTTGGAGCTGGATTATCTAGATTAGTTAAATTAGAAGCAGCAAGAACTGAATTTAAAACCATACAAAATGCTGCTACAAAATTAGGATTAGGTGAAGATATAGCTGCTAAAAATATGGATGAAATTATGAATATTGCTAGAAATAATCCAGCAATGTATGGAGCAGCATCTGAATCTGTTATAAAAGATTTAGGAAATGCAGCTCAAAAAGTTAGAGCTAAAACTTTTCAAGTACAAGCAGGAGCAGCAACATTAGGTGCTTTTGGTGAAGCTAGAATGGAAGCTATTGGTAATGGTAATCAATATAGAGAATCTTTATTAATGCCTTTAAATCAAAAATATAAACAAGGTTTAATTACTGAAGATGAATATAATGAAGAGTTAAAAAAGATTGATAAACAAGTAGAAGCATATCAAAATGTTTCTTGGTTATCAAATGCTTTATTATTAACTGGAAGTAATTATTTAGGATGGAGAGATAGCTTTTTAAAACCTTATGATTATAATGCAAAAAATATAATAGGTAAAAGAGAAGGTAGTATTGCTAAAGGATATAATTATGTAGCCCCACCAATATTTACAACAGCACTTAAAAGAAAAGCTGTTGATGCTTTCAGAGAATCTCAAGAAGAACAAGCACAGTTTTTTATAGATAAAGCTACAGGTAGTTATATTAATGCATTATATAATGGTAATGATTATGCACAAAGTTTAGGTAAAGCATTATCTGAAGGTTTTTCTGAAACTTATGGTTCTGCTGAAGGTTGGGAGAATGCATTTGCTGGAGCTTTATTTGGTGCAGTAGGTGTACCAGGTGTTGGTGGTGGTTTTAGGAGTGAATATAAAAATCTTAAAGCTAAAACTGCTGAAGAAGCTGCTGCTATAGAAAATCTTAATAAGTTTATTCAAGAAGGTAATTTAACTAATAATAAAGATTCTATATTAGCTAAAGCTTTTTATAGTAATATTGCTTTATCAGGTGATCAAAATAATGCTGTTCTTGAAAATGATAGAAAAGCATATGAAGATTTAAAACATCAAAAGTTTTTTAATTTAGCTAATGCTTTTATTGATGCAGGTAAGTATGAAGATTTTTTAGATTTAATAGAATCTGAAGCAGATTTAGATGTTGAAGAAATTAAAAAGAAATATAGTTATAAAAATTCTGATGGTGTAGAAGTAAGTTATTTTGAAAATAAAGATGCTAGTGAAATTAAATCAACTATTGCTAGTACAATTAATAAAGTTAAAACAGAGTATCAAAACCTTAGAGATTTAAAAGATAGTTTATCAACTCTATATCAAAATACTTTTGTTAAAATAAAAGATGAGAATGGTAAAGATGTTGAAATATTAGCTAGAGATATGATTACCCAAATGTTTTATATGGGTAAAAAAAGAGATGAAAGGATAACAGATTTAAGAGCTAAAATATCTGATATATTAACTAGAAACTATAAAGTAAGTAGTGATAAAAATGCTGATCAAGTAAGTAATGTAATGAACTTACAAAAACTTGTTGATGATAGTTTTACAAAAGATTTTGAAGGAGGTAAAGCTAATAGAAATGCTATTATTGATGAGTTTAATAAATTTACAAATACTCTTGATGATAAACTCAATGGTGTTGATATTAAACAAACTAGACAATTATTTCAAGATTATCTAGATTTAATTACTGAAAGAGCAATTGCTAATATTAATTTAGCTCAACTTAGTAAGAATGATTTTTCTGATTTAGTAACTGCAATTAATAAAAGAATTGAAGAAGCTAATGCAGCTAAAAATCAAAAAGAAATGAATGAGTTTAATGCTGAATTAGATGATGAAGCTAAACTTAATTTTGTTAAAAATAAAGCTAAAGAAGCTGGTTATGTAGATAAAGATGGTAATCCTTATTTTGGTAAATTCTTTACCATGACTGATAGTAAAGGTACTAGAACATTTGAAATAGATCCTAGTAATGCTGTTGAGATTAGAAAAGATTTAATTGCTGAAAGAGATGGTATTATAGCTGAGATGGATCCTAAGAATGTAGATGGTATAAAACAAGTTACACTTGATTATGAAGAATTAATTGCACAAGCAATTGCTGCTAATACAGCAGGAGGATTTATTAAAAATCTTGAAGATAATGCTTATATTGTAGGTAAAGATGGTAAAGAAATTTCTTTTGATGATAAATTTGCTATTGAATATTATAATAAAATAAAATTTTTATCTAAAGAAGAAGCTAAAGCATTAAAAATTAAATTAAATATTATAAGAACTAATCAAGCTAAAATTGATGCTTTGCAAAAATTAGCTAATGAATTAGATCGTGATATTGTAAAAGAAGTTGATAGTATTAAAAATGAATTACTTAATAGAAGTATATTAGAAAAAGAATTAGAACAAGCTAAATTATTAGCTGAGCAAGTAAAAGATAATGTTGTTGATAAAGAATTTATTGATAATTTAATTAAATCTCTTACTGAACAATTAGAAGCTTGTAATAAAGCAATTGAAAGAGTTGAAAAGTCTAAACAAGCTATTTATAGACAACAAGAAGAAATAACTCAATTAGTTAATTTAATTAAAGAATCTTTAGAAAAAGAGAACTTTTCTATTAGGCAATTTTTAGATACTTTAGAAAGTGGATTTATAGATAATATAGATAGAGTAATGGGTTTAAGTCTTGTTGAAGATTTAGAAACATTAGCTAATATGACTGATTATAATGAAGCTTTAAGTAATCTAGAAACATTAAAAAGCAGTGTTCAAGATAGGATTAACGTCTTAACTAAGAAAATAGATTTTCTTGAAGCTTTAAAAACTAAATCAATTAGTTATAAAAATTTAATTGTCGGTACCAAACAAGCTAATATGCCTAATTGGTTTACTGAAAAATGGAAAGTGTTTTACCCTGTATCTGGTAATAATATTGAGAATTTACTTAAAGATCCTAAAAAATTTGCTAGATTTCAATATGGTATAAATAAGTATGCTGAACGTAATAACATAACACCTAATCAAGCTTATGATAGGTTTATGCAAGATTACTATAAAGTGCAACAAGAACTTGAAATTCAAGCTAATTATGCTGAACAACAAAGTATTGATAATGAAATATTAATTATTAAACAAGATCTTGATCTTTTAAATAGACAATTAAGAGCAATTGATAATGTTACTGAATTTAAGCGTCAAGAATCTTTTGTAGATAATTTAAAAGCTACTATAGATAAAATATCAATAGATTATGCTATTGCTTTAAATCGTGCATTAAGAGCAATTAAAATACCTCTTAGTCAAGAGAGTGATCCTAAGTTTAGTCAAGATAATCCTCCTACTCAACAAGCATCTGCTAATTTACATAAAGGTGCTTTAAGTAGTAATTTATATTATACAACTAATAAAGTTGTTGAATATTTACCAGGATCTAAAACATTTCAAACTTTATATGATGATGAAGGTAAACCTATACTTAATTCTAATGATGACTCTAGAAGATGGAATTCATTCTTAGAAATGAATCCTGATATTAAAGATCCATATAAGAGAGCTAAATATACTTTACAAGCATTTCATTATAAAACAGATGATCAGATGCCTGATGATCTAAAGAAAGCTGTTAAAAATGCATTAAAAGGTAATGAAACAGATAATACTATAGTAGTTGCTATGGTATCTACTGAAAATGGTTCATTTATTAAAGCTGATGTTAATGGTAAACTTGATGGAGATGGTGGATATGTATTTACATTTTTACCTGAATCTGATAATTTATTTGCTGGTACTTTAAAGAAAGATGGTTCTATTGATAAAATCAATATGACAGGTTTATTAGACTTTTATAAAAAACATAGTGGTCATAAAGAAGTAATACCTTATAGTGCTATCACAAATACCAAACATGATCCTTTATTTAAATTAAGTTGGAAAAAACCTGAAAATAGAGTACCTTTATTTGAAATAAGAGAAGAAATTGTTAATTTTGCTATTAATAAACATAAAGAATCTATTAGTAAAATTATTAATGATTTACAAGAAGGTGAAGTATATTTACCTATTGAATCAGTTACTAATGGTATATTATTAACTACTAATAATAAAGATGCTGAAGGTAATAAAATTAATAATTATGTACCTGTAAGAAATGTTCTTAGATATAAAAGAGGTATTGATGTTTCAACAGAAAAAGGTTTAGATAAAGTAACTGTAACAGTAGTTACTAAATCTATACAAACATTAAATGGTAGTAATGTTATAGTTAAAAATGCTAAGATAGGTTCAGTTATTGTTTATAATAAAGAAACAAAAGAATATTTTTATGCTACACAAAGGTTTGTAAATAGCGATGAGATTGATTTAATATTACATATTATTCAAAAGTATGGTGGTAATAAAGATGAAGCTTTACAAGATTTATTTGTTAATATAAATAATTCTAAAACAAATGAATATTATTACGATAAAAAACAAGGTAGTAAATTACCTGTTTTTATGTCTTCTAATAGATTATCTTTAATGAATAATATTATTTATTGGGGAGTACCTAAAAATGCTACTAAAAGTGGTAAAGGTAAATTAAATAAGAATAATATTTATATTCAAGGTGGTAAAGTACATTTTCCTAATATTGATAATAATAATATATTTACTTCTGTAAATATTGCTGATTTAGGAAGAGATACTGCAGAACGTAGAAGACTTATTGCTTTTTTAGCTACTAAAAGAATTAATGTACCAACATCAATGTTACAAACAGCTGCTGGTAGAGGAGGAATTTATTACAAACCTTATTTAAATAAAGCAACAAATGAAATATCTTGGGAACAAATAGAAGGAGGATATCTTTCTTATTTGTTTAATGGAGGTAAAGCAAGTGATCCAATATTAACTACAAATGCTATATCAGAACCTTTACAAACCGCTGATTCAAAAACTAAGTCTGAAGATATATTATTTGCTTCAAAAAATGTTATATTAAAAACAGATGAAAATGGTTTAATAAAAACTAAAAATACTTTTGTAGCAGATCAACCTTTAGCAAAAACTGAGAAAAAAACATATAAAGGTAAAAGAACTGCTAGTAAAGATAAAACTACAAAAACTAGTAATCAAGCAGCTGAAACAACTACTGAAGAAGCTAAAGAACAACAAGAAAATTGTAAGACAGGTGGTGGTAAAAAAAGCAATAGTAAAGAAAGTACTGGTAAAAAAAGAACTGCTGGTGAAATGACTGAAGAAGAAATGGAAGCTTATGCAAAGGATATGGCACAAGGAATGGCACATTTTGGTTTTAAATCAAAAAAGACAACTACTAGTACTGATATAAATGATGATATATTAGCACCTGCACCTGAATCTACTAAATTAAATAAAAAACCTAGAACAAAAAATTAAATTTTAATATGACGTGTCCTAATATAAATACTGATGAATGGAAAGCTTTAGAAGCTAAGTATGATGAAGATAAAGCTTATCTTTTATATTATAGAAATAATGGTGTTATACCTTCATTAAAAGAAGCTGATAAAATAATTAAACAAACACCTGATATACTTAATAAATTTATTTTTGAAGGTGTAGAATTAAATGCTGCTCAAAGAAATGAATTGTTTAGTAGTTTAAAATATTATTTTATTGCTAATTTAGTTAATGATTTAGATAATAGTCAAGACTATGCTAATCTTTTAGATGATAGTATTGATGCAGCTGAAATTTTTCAACAAGTATATGAAACATCATTAGATGATGTTATTAATAGTTTACCAGAACAGCATGATGAAATTTCTATTGCTTTAGCTCAAGATTATGCTAATAATAATTTAGCTAAAGACTTAGGTGTTGATCCTTCAGAAGGTAGTCATCGTAATGCAGTATATGAGCAATTTAAAACTTATATGAGTACTGTATTAAATTTTAAAGAAAATCAAGAAGATGATGATAAAGATACTCAAAACAATAATAATAAAGAACAAATTAAAGATAGTTGGATAAAAGAATCTATTGAACAAAATAGAAAAGATAGTTTCTCTAGAGGTATTAAATTATTATTATCAGGTGTTCCTAGATTATTAGATGCTGAAGATTTAAAAGATTTCTCTAGTTATGATATTAATGAATCTAAAGATGCATTAGGATTAATTAGATCTATAGATCAAAGTGAAATTAATAATACATTAACTAATTTATTTGCTAATGTAACTCCAACAATAGAAAACTTTATAGATGTTATAGAAAATAATAAAGATCAATTTCCAGAATTACAATGGATATACAATAAAGTATTTAATGCTGTAGATATTATTTCAGATGATGAAGGTAATAGTATTGCTGAGTTAAAGGATAATAGTATAACATCTTTACCAAAGATTAATTTAATGATTAAGTTTTTACAATCATTTAGTAATAATAAGTATAACTTAATAACTTATGTAGTACAACCTGCTGAAAATGGTTATATAATTAAACCTCAAGATGCTGATAGTAATAGCATTCAGCGTAAGATGGTAGAAGAATGGAGAAGTAATTTATTAAACACAATTATTGATAAAAATTTTATTACTAAATTAAAAGAATTAATTGAAGATAAACAAAATGATAACCGTGCTGAAGAAATTTTAAATTTGTTAGAATTTCCTATGGCTAATTATGATTTGTTAGATCCTAATTCATCAGTATTTAATAATACCATACTTATTAAAGGTAGTGATAATAAATTTATTGATGTCGCATCAGATTTTATAGATGAGTTAGAAGCTAATTTAAAAAGAGAAGACTTTAGTTTTGAAGAATTTTTTAATCCTAAAGTAAATAAAGACTTATATGTATTAAGTTTTGGTTTAATAGAACATAATAGTCCTTTTAGACAAGATTATGATGGTCAGTTATTTAATAGTGATGGTAATCTTGTATCTAAAAATAACTTAAATAGTTATCAAACTTTGTTATTAAACAGAGTTAAAAATACTATTAATAAAGTTAGAAAAAATAATTCTAATAAAAAAGGTAATAATAAACTTAATGATAATAAACTTAAAGAACTAATTTTAAAACAATTAGAAATTGAAACTCCTGAAATATTAAATCTATGGTCATCAGATAGTATAATTCTTGAAAGATTAATAGATGGTGAAAATATTGAGTTTTCTCTTTTAGATGGTATGAAATCTACAACTAAAAATGAGAATAGTACTACAGGAGCAATGGTTGAAACAGATCTTTGGTCTACATTTATCAATAGTAATTTACATAATATATTAACACCAGTTAAACATTCAGATAGAAGTAGTTTTCTTGGTATTAAAATGCCTTATGGTTCTACTGATATTTTAGGTAATGGAGGTGAATTTTATTCTACATCTAATTGGGAAGATATATTTAAAACTTATATATATCAATATTTAAAAACTGAACTTAAAAGAATTAAATCAGTTAGAACTACTAAAACTGGTATACCTTTAATGGATAAACAAGGAGTTAACTTTGTTTTATTTGATGGTTTATTTGATAAAAGTGAAAATAGTAAAAAGATATTAGATAAATTACTTAAAGAAAATCTTAATACTTATAACTTATCAAGTGATATAAATGTTCAAAAGTTAGTTGATAAGTGGGTAAATAATTATCTTACAACTAGTGTTGAAAAAGCTCGAATGGCTCAAATAAATAGTACAGGTAAAGGAGAAAGTATTGATACAGTAATAGCTCAAGAATATTTTAAACGTATTCCTGCTATTAAAAATAACTATGATAAGCTTATAGAAATTGCTGCAGCTAAACATTTTATTAGTGCTGTAGAACAATCTAAACTATTCTTTGGTGATCCTGCTCTATATGGTATTAAAGAAAAAGATGGTATTTTAATCTATGATATGATTAAAAGGTTAAACATGCAGTCATCTACTAAACAAGTATCTGTTGTTGATAATACTACTAATAGTTTCTTAAATTCAATTTTAAAGTCAGATGATTTTAAAATTACTTTAAATGGCAAAACATTTGAATACAAAAAAGATTTTAATGGTGATATTAATGAATTAGTTATTAATGATCCTGAAACAATAAGTTCTATTGGTAATGAACTTAAAATATTGTTTGGTGAAGATTCACCTGAATATAAAGCTTATGCTAAAGGATTTGAAGAATCAGATGGTTATAGTATAGGTAATATATTCTTTGCTATAGAAACTTTATTTAGAACTGAAGGTATTAATCCTGGTAGATTAGAATTAGCTAAAAAAGAAATTAAAGCAATTAGTGCTACTCAAGAAGAGTTTTATAATCTGTATACTGTACCTGAAGGTATGGAAACTAAAGATTATATAAACAATAATTTAAGACCTTTTACACAACAAAAGTTTCAATATGTAGGTCCTAACTATCAAAAAAGTAGACAAGATTATATTGCAGAAGGTACTGATAGTAATTGGCAAGATAGGATAGGAGTTGTTGCAGGTAGAAAAACATCTTATGGATTTTTAATGCCTAGTATGATTAAAGGTACTATATTAGAACAACTCAATAACTTTATGTTAGAGAATGGTATAGACGTTATACATTTTAGTTCTGCTGCTAAATTTGGTGCTGCTAATTCTAGAGATTTTTATAATACTATAAAAACTGAAGATGGTGAATATACTGTTGGATTTAATACACTTGCTATTGAAGATAATGAGAGAGGTGTATTAGATTTTAGATATATGGGTAAGCAACAAGAAATTGCTTATGAAACTAAAAATAAAATAGTTGATTCTACACAGGCTAGAAAAAATGAGAATGCTGGTATTATGTTAGCTGGTGAATTACCTATTGATTTTAATGGTACTTTAGAAGAATGGAATAGTTTATCTTATGAAGAAAAAAGACAACAGTCTGATTTATTTGATCTTTTAGAAGAAAAAGATCAAGCAGTTAGTGATTATGTTAATAAATTAACTAATACTTTATTTAATGAGTATAAAATAGATAATGCTAATAATATAACTGATCCTATAGCATTTGTTAATCTTATTAAAAATGCTGCTGTTGAAAGAGGTACAGCAGATAATATTATAGATGCTATTGTAAATTGGTTAGATTCTGATGAAAACTTAAAACCAATTGAATCATTACCTGATTTTAAGAAAGTACAATATATTTTAACTAGTATTATTACTAATAATATTCTTATATTAAAGAGAAATGGTACTATGTTACCACAAGCACCTAGTACTGGATGGGAAAGTGTTAGTAGACAAGTACTTGATGGTAAATTTACAGCAGGTAGTTATTTAAAGTATTATCAACCTATACTTGATGAGAATGGTGATGTGTTAGAATTAATACCTGCAGAATGTGCAATGCCTTTAAATCCTGATGATATAGATAAGTTATTTAAACAATATCCACAAGCTAATAGAAATATTAATAAACTATTAGATATCTTAAATGCTGAATTAGATGAAAAGTTTAAGTCAGGTAATCTTAGTGATGTACCTATGATAAAAGCACTTAGGATTCCACATCAGCAATTATCTAGTACAGATGTACTCAGAGTAAGGAGATGGTTAAATCCTATCTATAATCAAACAATATTAGTTCCTAATGAGTTTATTGTAAAAAATGGATCGGATTATGATATTGATAAATTAACTATCTATATGCCTAATTTAAACGATAGTAATGAACCTTATCAATATGAATATAATAAAGAAAATTTATTTAATGATTGGTTTTACAATACTATAGGTGAAGAAGTTTTAAATAATGATCAAGATTATTCAGCATTAGTTGAAGATTTAGTTGATATTAAAGAACAAGAATTAGCTGATAAATTAAATGTTAAAGAAGAATTTAAACAGTTTTATAATTTTGTAGAAAATATTACTGGTTCTAAAACAAATAACATTAAAGATGCTTTTGATGCACTTAATAAAGCTAGAAAAGAAAAGCGTGATAAAGCTATAGAAATAAGTAATTACTTAAAAAAAGTATATAGACAAACTAGAAGTGAAGCTAAAGAAGCTAAAACTTATATTGAAAACTTTGAAGAGTTAGCTGAAACAAGAAAACAATTGTCTGAAGATGTAAAACATATACAAATAGTTATTGATAATATTTTATTATATAATAAACAAAGTAAGCAAAGAAAAACTGATATTGATACTCAGAAAAAAAATGTAAAAGAATTATTATATATTAATAGAGAAGCTATTAAAGATTCTTATAGAGATCAATTTAATGACTTAAGTATTATTGATCTTAACACAAAACAAGCTCATGAAAATAGACTTCTTGATATAGAATTAAAATTATTACTTCATCCTGCTAGAGCTAAAAGATTTTTAACTCCTGTAATTGAAGGTAGTTTTAAACAGATTGCTAAAGATAAACAAAAGCAAAAAGTCCAAGAAGAAAAAAATAAAGTTAATAAGACAGTTAATAAACCTGGTGTTAATATGTTTCAGCTTGATGCTTTAGTTGACGGAGTTTTAAACTTTACTGGTGGTAAGAAAGGTGTAGGTATTATTGCTACTTGGATTACATTTCAAAATCTTGTTGAAAGATATAATATTAGACTTAAATCTAGTGCTAAATTAAATATACCTGGTATTAATAATACTCAAATTGGTAATTATATTCAATTAGCTAATACTACTACTACTGATTTACAAGAACAAGTAGAAAATATATATAGTGCTTTAATGACTAGTCAAGTAGATATTGTTAAAGATGATTATGCTGCATTTGTTAATATATGTCTTAATACTCTAAATACTGTTTGTTATTTAGTAAGTAGAGGTACTCCAACTCAAAATATTATTAGTATTATAGATTCTGAAGCTGTTGTAGAATATTTAAAAATAAAAAATGCTAGACGTGCTTTATCAACAAATGCTTATTCAGGATTATCTTCAAATAAGAACATAATAGAGTATTTAGGAACAAAATATAGTAAAAATGAAATCAGTAATCTTTTAACTTATATTGCAGCTTCAGATCAAGCTAAAGCAATAACTAAAGTTAAAGATTTAATTTCTGCTGATACAAGGTATTTAAAAAGTCCTTCTGAAGTAGATGATGTTACTATTAACTTATATGCAGAGGTTATGTCTGATGAGGGTATTATACCTCAAGAAGACGTAGAAAAGCTTTTAAATGAAACATTATTAGCTCCATTTGTTAATAGTAGACAATCTATTAGTGATGTATTTGGTAAACTATATATTACTAGACAAAATGATAAAGTTAAAGAAAAATTAAATCAAATAAAACTTAATTTATTTTCTCATATATTTACAAATGAAGAAAAGAAGAAAGCAATACAAAAGTTTGATGAAAGTTTAATTACTTATTTAATACAAAATGAATCAGGTAAATTTAAAGATAGATTTAATAAATTATTTACAGGTAAGAATAGTCTTCCTAGAAAGATTCAAGATATTAAATATGATGAAAAATATATAAACAATCCTATTATTCAAAACTTAGTACCAATATTAAATAAGAAAATAGGTAATAATGTTGAAAGAGATATAGCAATTGATAACTTAAAAATGTTTTTAACTCAATTAACTGTAGGTGAATCAAACAGTTTAATTGAAGCTTATCAAGAATTAAAAAGTCTTAATCCAAGTTTATATAATGATTTAGTAATTTTTAATATATTTCAATCAGGTATTAGTAATGGTACTTATCAATACTCTAAAGTGATATCTTATGAAGCACAAAAAAATATCCTAGAGGCGTTAGTTAATTTAGATCCTAAATCAATTACTGATGAGAAATTAGCAGATTTTACTGTTAAGTTTATGCTAAGTAATTCATTTAATGAGAAAGTATATAAAAATAAAATTGGTGGTTATTTTAATAAACTTAGACAAGAAGAACTTGAAAATGAAGCTTTAGAAGTATTAGCTGGTATGGGTGGTGTTGAGAATGAATCGCTTTTTGATCCAGATGATTTTGCTTTTTCTCCATATAATGAAGATGCTTCATATAATCCTGATGAAGATCTATATAACCCAAATGAGGAAGAAATTAATCCGTTTAAAATATTTAGAACTTTTAGATATAGTAATGGTAAAATAAAGTTAGTAAATATTGTAACAGATGAAATTATAAATCCAATAGGTGGGTATGATGGTATGGATTATACTCAAGATATAAGTAAGTTTAAAGATTTAGTTTATAAAATAAAAAATACAATTAAACAATCAGTTAATAAATCTACTAAACCTGCTCAATCTACTCAACCTACTACACCTACTCAACCATCTACTAGTGTTGAAATAACTAAATCAAATTATACAAGACAAGAAGTTCAAAACAATCCTGATACTGCTTATGTATTTACAGAAAATACGCACAGTATTACAGCATTTCCAAATAGATCTGGTGGAGGTTCTGCAGTAATAAGACCTGAACCTAATGCTTTTGCTATTGTAACTAAAAAGAAATACGATTATAATACTAGAGAAAATGTAGATTATTCTGATACAGAAGCTGATTTTAAAGAATTTACAGAAGTTAATACTAGATTAATAAATGAACTTAAAAACTCTGGTAAATCTAAAATTAAATTTCCTCAAGGGTTTGCTACAGACAAAGCTAAAATGCCTACAAGATTTGCTGAATGGTTGCAAAAAGCTTTGTTAGATAATTTTGGATTAGTTACAGAACTAAATTCTACTAAAACAGGATTGATTAGTAAATCTACTCAACCATCTACTAGTGTTTCTACAGAAGCTGATACATTTTATAATCTTAAAGAGTTTTCAGATGAAGAGAAATTTACTATATTGGATAATATAATACTTAAAGGAACAGCAACTACTGAAGATAATGCTATTGATCAATTAAATGATATGTTAATATCTGATAGAGAATTTGCTATTGAATTTATGAAATCTTGTTTAACTTAAAAATATAAATAAATGTTACCTAAATTAAAAGGAACTCAAATGGAACCTGCTGGTTCAACTAAAACAGCTGTACAAGCTATATCACAATGTTTGTTTGAAATTGAGATTCAAGCACATATAATTCATTTACAAGCAAGAGATAAGTCATTTGCTATGCATGAAGCACTTGGTGCATTCTACTCATCACTAGCTGATCTTAATGATGATTTAGTAGAAAAGAGTTTTGTTAAGACTGGTCTTATGATGAACTACACTAATATGAATATTACTAATAATGTAGAACCTATTTCTTATATTAAGAAAGAAATGGCTAAGATTGAATCTATGAGAACTAAAATCTCTGAAGGTTATATTCAACAAATAGTTGATAATATATTAGAGCAATTTGCTCATGTTACGTATAAACTTGAAAACTTACACTAATGGCTGTATTTTGTATAACAAGTAGTAACCCTGAGTTTCAAAAGTTACTAGCTGAAAGTGGACAAAAACCACTAGTATTTGAAATGATGGTGTCTAAGTGGATGACTAATAATGAAGTATATGATAGATACCCAACTTTAGAAGAGTTGGGTATTTCTCAATCTATGCCTCAAATTAAACCAGGAGTAGAAGAACTATTTGATGAGAATCCTGAATTAGCTAATCAAGTATATGAAGCTTTAGGGTTTGAAATACCTACTACAAAGTTACAAGGTAAACAATTTGAATACGGTGAACCAAGATTTTTTGATGTGGTTGAAGAACTTGCTTCTGGAGAAAGAGCAAATTTACCAAGTTCTATTTTAATAAATAAATTATTAAAAGGGAAATATTTACCTGAAATAAAAGAATCTCAAATTATTTTAGGTCTTTCAGAAGCAGGAATTTGGCGACCTAATATTAAAAAAATAGAAGCATTTGGAGAAAATAAATCTACACTTGCTAAAAAAATAGGACATGAGTTACTTCATTCTGTAACTAATAATATAATATTAAGTTATCAGAATTTAAAAGGAGTAGTAGATTTTACTGATAAATATTACAAAGATTTTATTAAACAAGGTTATATAAAACCTGTTGATTTGAGTAAATCTCAAATAGAAGCTTTAGATAATTTAGTTAGAATAAGAAATAAAGTAGTATCTTATGTAGAACAAAATAAAGATAAAATACAAAAACAAGATAGGGGATTTGGTACGTATGATTATTTTATAAGAACAAATTATACCGAGTCTGAAACAGATTTACATGAGTTTATTTCTGAAGTATTTACAAACCCTGAGTTAATAAATATACTTAAAGAAATACCTACAGAAGGTAAAAAATCTAACTTATTTAAAGATTTTGTAGATGCTGTTGCTAAAATACTGGGGTTTACAAACACTTCTATTTTAGAAGATGTAATAGCATATTCTGAAGAAGCTTTTTTTAAACAACCTCAAATAACTCCACAACAAAAGCAACAAGCTCAACAACTATACTCTCAATATCTTGATACTATATTTCCTAATAGTAAAGTAAAAGATATTGTTTATCATATCGGAGGTATAAATAAAAACGATAAATTTGATAGATTAAAAATAGGACCTTATTCTAAATTAGATATGTTTTATTTTTCATCTTCTGATAGCATTTTTCATATTAAAAATGAACTAGATTATTTAAAATATTGGGTTTTGTATGGTACAACTTCTAAATCAACAAAAGATTTAGTACTAAAAGCTAAAACAAAAGAGGAAGTTATTAAAATAGCAAGAGAAAATATAAAATCTTCTAATTTAGAATCTAACATAAAACAAGGGTTAAATCAAGGTACAACTCCTTGGCTTTCGTATGAAAATATGAAAGATACTATATATGGATGGGGAGATTTTTCTACAAAAAGTAAAGACATAGTAAGAGCTTTAATAAATGTTAAAAATCCTATAACAGAAAGCACCAAAAATGCTTATATTGAAAATCCAAAAAAAGGCTTAGAAAATATTGGTAAATATCCTTCTAGTACTTATGTAACTATTGGAGAATACGATTCTTATCTTATTTCTAAACAAGATATAGGAGTTAAGAACCCAGAACAAATTCACATATTAGGTTCTAAACAAGATATAGAAGGATTTAAAGAGTTTGTAGGCAATGTTGAAGATGTAGCTACTGATATTGGGTTAGATATGTCTAGTGATGAAGCTAAAGCTTTTAACAGTTTAGTAAATGATGGTACAATATCAATTAAATGTGAATAATGTTATTACAATTAAACCCAACAATACCTGTATATATTCCTGAGTTTGATGCTGAAGGATATGCATTTTTAGTTAATGAAACACATGAAGAAGATTATCTTTATTTTACTGTTGCTTTAGATAATGGTGAGATATGGATACTTGATAATAGAAGAGTTAGATTTTGTGTTAATAGAACTAAATCTAGAAATAAAATAAATAAATTAAATAAATCAGAATACATAAAATGAGTTGTTCAATAGATCCAAATAAAACAACAATTGCTGAAGTTAGAGATGCTGTTAATAATAAGATAACAAATAATTGGTTATCATCTGATCCTAATGAAAAAACACAAGATGTTTTTAATAGACTTAAAGTAATACAAGATAAGCTAACTACTGAATTAGTAGATAATACACAATTAACTAAAGGATATCATTTAGATCCTAGTGGTAAGACTATGCGTTATGTATGGTTAGATACTAAAGAACTAGCATTTAAAGGTAGAACTACAGATATTACTAAAATTAAATATACTAGAAGAAGAGGTGTTAATACTGCTGATGAAGAAACTAAACTTCCTGATAATGAAATTAAAGCTAATGTTGGTACTAAAGTACATAAAGCAATAGAAGATTTATTTAGATTTTTTATTGCTAATGATTCTTCAGGTTATTTAGAACCTATATATGATAAAACTAAAGTTAAATCTCAACAAACTATTTTAAAAGAATTAGAATTACCTTCTAATACTGATTGGAAATCATTAGTTACTGAAGTTGAAAATAATATTAAATTTATTATTGAAACTCAGAAAAAAATAGACCCTAAAGGTAAAGCTTTATTACAAGTTGAAGCTACCTTATTTAATAAACTTAAAAATATAGGTGGTACTGCTGACGTTCATGTTGTTTTTTCAGATAAAACTGGTGGTCTTATAGATTGGAAAACTATTACTCCTAAACTATCTACTCTTAAAGCAGGAAAAATTGTAGATCCTAATTGGATTCCTGATTATAAGATGGAAGATTTTAATGCTCAGATACCATTACTTATGGAAATGGGTAAGACTTTAGGTGTTACTAGTTATAGATTTGCTAGAGTTGCTCCTATTCAAATGAATATTCAAGCTAAAGCTAAAACAGATCCGACTAATAAAATTGGTCAAACACTTACTAATAAAATAAGAAGTGTTAAAATTGGTACTGCAGCTAATGAATATTTACAACAAATTCCTATTATATTAGAAGATACTGGTAGTAAAGCATTAAATGAAAGTTTAGAAGATGCTTTAATTCTTAGAAATAATTTAACTAAACGTGCTCAAGGACTTGTACAAAGTTCTCCTGAGTATAAAAAACTTATGATTAGAATTAGAAACTTAAATACTAGTATTAGTCAGTTAATGTTATCTAAAGATTTTGAGTATGTAAAAAAAGAATATCAAACTATTGTTAATAATTATTT